TTATGTCATTTCGGCAAATGGTAATTTAATACCTACGTCCACATCATTCCATATAATTTCATGTCCAGCTTCATAATGTTCAGTCATTTTCTTACTCGTATGCCCAGCTAATGCCTGAGCAGATTTCCCCGCTTTTTTATGCAAGAAAATAGCAAGAGCTCTAATCTCGTGGAAGGTCGGTAACTGTCTTCCAGTTAAGTTTGGATATGCATTTGACTTCTTAACTGCTTTTAAAAAGTTTGAAGATAAATACTGATTATCAATTTGGGTCCAATGTTCTTTCTCATATTTTCTCTTTTTGCCTTGTTTAATCGGCACACGATGAATAATGAAAGGACTCACAATATTATCTTTACAGCGATTTAAAACTTGCTGAAGTTCATTATCAATTTTAATCCGTACATAACCGGCACCTTCAGAAATCTCAAATTCATCTTCAGGGTTATCAGTGGTTTTCTCCTGAGCAACATGCAAGTAGCCATCCTGAATATCTGTCCACTTCATTTTCAGGATATCGACTCGTCTCTGTGTTGTTAGCAAAGCCAAGTCAATCGCATTTTGAAGCCATGCAGGAGAGTGCTTACGAACAAGTTCCAATCCTTCTAAAGTATGTCTTCGTCGTTGGCGCTTCGAATGTTTAGGCATCGTGGCTTCAATAGGATTATCTGGACATAATCCTTTACTGACAGCCACATTAAACAGATCAATTAAAACTCCACGACATCCGTTGCTGGAGGATGCCCTCATATCGTCTAGAAGTTGATTGGCCATAAACAAAGTGATCTGGTCTATTCGTAAATTACCCCATTTCAATTTACAGCGCTCAAGGTAAGACCTATAACTTTCAATTGTTGTGCTGGCTACTGGCTTACCATCTTTACGTCGTTTATTCGCTAAGTACTCATCTGCAAATTCACCAAAAAACACTCCACCCATGACTTTACCAATCAGGTCATCTGACGGGATGAGTAATTCATTAAGTTTACGAGCTGCTGTAATCGCTTTTGATTTATCTGAACCCATTGCATGAAACTTACCTGTTACCGGATGTCGGTAGCGCCATCCACTGCCTTCACCGCGATAAAGATTAGCGGGTAAGTCTTTGTTCTTTGTATTACGAGGTCTTGCCATCTCAACCTCTTAAAACACGGTCAACAAGTTCATTACCGGTACGCTTTCGGTAAATTTCCCAATCTATATACCAGATCCTGCCAATTTGTTCAGCCGGTAGCTCTCCGCGTCGGCAACTACGGGTAATGGTTTGCGGGGCTGGAGGTGTTGCATCCTTGCCACCATAAACCCGTTTAATAAACTCAGATACTTTGATTAGACAAGCCATAGGTCTTCCTTACTTTCTCCAAGTTGCTTCTTTAAATTTCGCCTCATCAACCAAGCTGTCGATTTGAGACGGGTTCACATTGTCGTAGTAATGGTTCATCAGGTTGCCGAACACAATAAGTGTTCGGGCTGAAGATGAGTAACGGAAGCTCATATACATTCCTCCATAGCTTCAAAAGCCTGTTTACGGGCTGAAGCCTGATTCTTGAGTAAAGAGATATGAGCATCTTTAATCAGCTCATTACTCTGCATGACACGTTGCTTGGCGTGGAGGGCAGAGGTCGCTTCAATACGACCCCTTAGAGTGCCGTTGCCATGTAGTTTGGCAACATACCTAAAGATATAGGTACTTAAGCGCTCCATCCCTCCATGTCCTTTTTTGCCTTGCATACCTTCACAATCTGGCTTTCAAAGCTGGTGCCTTTGAAGCGTTTATAGATTGTGCCGAGGTCTGCCTCATTTTGTGTATGTTGAATCGCTTGCAGTGCTTGCTGGAATTCAGCCGTAAGTTGTTGGGCTGCATTCGGCTGTTGCTGCTGGTTCTGTGGCGTTTGCTGCTGTTGAGGTTGAGCTGCCATTTGCTGAGTCTTTTCTTCCTCAGGTAAGTCTTCACCAGCATAGATATATAAACCTAAACCGTGTACAGCAATGCCTTTAACCAGACAACGCATCATGGCCTTATTGATTTCAAATGCATTTGGCTTGGTAATCGCTTTATTACGATAGTCCATCACAGGCAAGAACATGTACATGGTTTTACCAAACACGGTGACATCACAATGAACCATCATAGATCCATCCGGAAAAGTCATCGGATCACGAAAAGCCCAGTTTGCTTGTGGATCTATGCGCATGAGTTTGTCCACGGCCCAAGACCAAGACAGATAAGACATGTTGTTTTTCTTTTCGATGTGTCCAGATACGCTAATCGCTGCTAACTGTTCAAAGTGGTTAGTACTTTCATTGTTTAAAACTGCTGGATTAATTGCTGCATTCATTTTTCTTATCCTTATTTTGAACCAGTAAAGCCGCGCTTCTTCTTATAAGCTTTGCGGTCATATGAAGGGATGTTGCTAAGTTCTAGGGCAACTGCTAATGCTTTTTTTCGCTGGAAGTTAATCACACTCATTAAGGTTGCATACACCTTAGGGCGCTTCGCTTTAAACTCTTCAACATTTAAAGGAGTCTTCACTTCACCTTTTACTGTGTACAACACACTGCCATTTGCATTAGCTGCATAAACAGTCCAGCCGATACGCACAGAGTAGAGACCAGTTAAGCGGTCATGGCCCATATAGGCTTTAATACCATCTGGATGTGGTTTGAATTGAGCATTCATGATTAAGCTGCTCCCTTAGGTTCTTCATAGATCCAAACTTTAGGGTTGCTATCAAACTTGACAGAAAACACACCTGTGCCTTTGGTGCGAATAATTACACTTAGATCATAGGCACACTGTTTTTCAGTAATTTGATGGCCTTTAGATCCCATGCTGCGTACAACTTGCCATGTATAAGGCTGGTGACCTTCTTTATTGATTTCGATAACAGTTTGCAAAACAGCTTGTTGGCGTTCAGATAGGTTGAATGTTGAGTTAGTCATGATCAGCCTCCCATCATCCAAGACGCTGCAGTTACAGCAACCACCCAAAGGATGAATGAAAGGGCAATAAACTTAATGAAGTCGATTACATTGGCTTTAATGGTGGCGAAACGAGAAGGGCGCTGTTCTTCAAGGGTTGGGTGTTGATATAAGCGTGATGTGGTTTGACTGGGAATAGGGTTTTGTTTCATACTTACCTCGCGTTATGCAAAGCCCCGTCTCCGTCCAAAGTTTCGGGGCTTTTTGTTGTCTACGAGATAAATATGAACCAATAGTTCAAATTAGTCAAGAACTATCAGTTCAACTTATTTTGTTTGTGTTTAATCAATTTCACTATAATTAAAATTAAGGAATTTTTTATTTTTAGTAAATCTTGCAATAGTATAAATATCAATATCACCACTATTTATGAAATCAATATTATATTTATCAATACTTAATGTGAAAATATATTGTTTGTCAAAATTATTGAAAAGATCACAAAAATATTCTAATAAGAAGTTAAAGTTTTTATCAGCAGTATCTTGATCCATATCAAAAATATTATCATGAATAAGAAAATTTGGATGTCTATATTTAAATTCATCCGTTATTAATAGTGAAATATCATATAAAAAAACCTTTTCTCTATCTACACTATGACTACCATCATCAGAAATTCTAAGATTAAAATCTAAAATTTCTTTCGTATTATTAGTTTGAATATTGAAAGAACATTTTTGATTCTTCATAACTATCTGATAAATAGATAATAAATTTGATTCAAATTTCTTTATAGATTTTTCATTTTCTAAAATAAACTGATTGAGATCTAGTAGAGCATTAGCTTTGAGAGCATTAAGTTTTTTTAATTCATTTTCAAATTTATCATAAGATTTAATAAGATTTAATAAAGATAATTGTTCTGAAAGTTTTCTATGATATTCTCCAATCGAAATTTTAAGTGTACTGAATAAGTTTTTATCATCTAATAGTTTTACTTGTTCATGAAATTTACTTTCCAATATATCACATTCATCTTCTAATTTCTTTATTGTACTTTTTAAATATTCCGTTCTCGTACTCAATATACTTTTCTGAAAATTATCAATACTATTTTTAAATGAAATTATTTCTTCCAAATTTTTAGAAACTAAATCTCCAAGAGATTGAGAGTAAAACTTATAAGTCTCAGCCACTTCATTAATATTTATATAGTTATCACCGGAAAAAAGATTAATTTTTTTTAATTCACTTTTATGTATAGCAATCTCACTTTTAATAGCTTTAATTTGATTTTCTAAGTTTAGAAGAAGTAATTTTGCGTCTTCAAAACTATCAGCAAACTGAAGGTTATCGATGTTATTTTGTAAGTTTAATATTTCTGAATTTAATTCATTGTATACAGCATGAGCTTCATTAAAATTTAGACCTGTAAGAGTTTTAATATCTTTTTTAATTTTAGCTTTTAAATTTTTTACAGAACCAATTTCAGATATTATATTTTTGACTTCTTTATAGGGCTGAGGATTTATCCCAAAGAAGTATAGGTGAGGGGAGTAATCAGGTGGAATTCTTTTTTGAGTATCATAACAGTTAATTATTGATTTGAATTCAGAGGACTCATCTCTAATGATAGGTCCCATTAAAGTTCTAAAACTTGGGTAATGGTTGCTATCATTAAAATATAAGTTATTAAGATAATCTTTTGCATCTTCTAACTTAATAAATTCAACAATTTTGTTATCTACTTTGAAAAAAATATGATTAGGATTTTTACTTGACCTCTTAATAGTAATATTTTTATTTTTTAGATCAAAGTTTAGACATATAAAACTGTCGTTTAGCAAATGCTTTGGTATTTTTGAGTGTCTTGTATCCTTATAAGTTTTTAATAGGCAAAAGTTAATGAAATCGACACACAGTGATTTACCTACACCATTCGTTTTTACTGTAGTATCATTTTTATCACCTAAAATAATATTCATACCTGAGTAAAAATTTATTGGTGAGAAGATTTCAGGCACACTATACAGTTTATTAAGTTTCATTTTTCAAAAAAACATATGGTTCATTAAAGTCAATAAGATCAATAGTATATAGAAATATTAATGCATTATATAGTGTTTTGGGACTTATTTTTTTTTGAGATTTTAAGTGTTTCATTATATCTAATATATTGATTTTATTTGTTTTTTTATCTTTGAAGAGTTGCAGTATTTGTGCACCAACAATTGGTGGTGCAAAATTTAAATTTTCTGTTTTAACAAACATATTATTCATATTAATGCCTGCTGAATAAAGGCCTCTTGAGGAAAAACATTACATGCAATAAGCTGTTTTATAAGAGAAAATCTAATAGCTCCATCATCATACTCTACATTCTTTTTAGTCAACTTTTCAATAAAAAAATCTGTTAAATTATTAAATGCCAATTGAGGATTATTATTAGAATCTATTAAAATTTGATTACTAATAGTTCTTAAAAAAATTTCCATTTTTCTTTGTTTATTAGAACTAATCTGAAAATTATCTTCTAAGCTCTTGTATATACCTTCATAAAGAATAAATAAACTTGTGTAAGTACTAATTATAAAATGACTATGATCAGAGAAACGGTTATATATTTTATATTCGGGATCAGGTTTTTCACTATAAGTGTTACATTCAATATAGTTTTCATCATCTGAAAGAACCTCAATAATACTTAAGAAAGTATTTACCTCCTTGCAATTTTCAAATTTATTATTATTTTTCTCATTTTCATAGTTTTTTTCGAAGTTCTTTTGGAAGTAAATATGTAAATCATTTAATTTATCTATTGGTAAACTATTAATTCTCTTTATTAAATCTTCTCTATCTAGTATATGATTTCTACTATTAAAATAAGTATTATCTCCAATTTTGATAATTTCTTCTTTGTGCTTCTTCTTTTTAGTAATATTATAGATATATAGTTTTTCAAATTTTTCACTCAATCTATTGGAAATAAATTTATTGACAGTTTCAATATATTTAGCTTTACTATTATTAGATGTAATTTGTATAGCAATTTTTTTTTGTTCATCTTTTAGATCTATAGAAACATAATTAGAACAGTTGAAATTAACGTTTTGTAAATTTAAATCAAATAAAATATTAAAAAGCTCACAGAAAAAATCTTCTGAAACTATATTGATTATGGATATATTCAAGATGCCATAATTCTCAATCTGCACAATTAATACACTTAATTTTTCATTAATGTAAGAAATATATTTTTCTCTATTCATAATATAGTTATCTTTTTAAATGTCTCTGAACAAACCTACAACTTTACCAATTAACTTACAGCCTTTATGAAGTTCAATAATTTTTTCATGCCATTTAGGATTTAATGCCTCTAAATACATTCCATCAGTTTCAATAACTAACTTTTTAAATGTTGCTTCATTTTCACCTTCACAAGCTACAATTACTAAATCCCCTGTCTTTAAATCACTTACGGGAAAATCAGGATTAACATATATACGATCATTTGGTTCAAATTTGGGAGACATAGATTCGCCCTTCACAATTAATCCGTACCCATTTTTGCCACATTTAGGATTTGGAGGTAACCATTCATCGAATTCAGTATCTAATGGCACAGAGTCAATTGAGCTCCACGTGCCAGCGGCTACCCAAGAAATTACAGGAATTAATTTTTCAGAAATTTCAATTTTTTCATCAAGATTTATGTTGTTATCTAAATATCTGTCACCCGTTACTGTTTCTTTATTCATGCTTCCAGTACCGGACAATAGCCATTCAGAATTTACATTAAGAAAATAAGCTATTAAAGGGATTTTTGATGTTTCTGGTATAGCATCGCCATTTAGCCATTTTCCTGCGCCTTTATCAGAAATATTAAATTCACGACTTAATACTCGAGCTCTTCCTCTAATAGGGTAAGCCGCGGCATCCATTGCCTTATGAAGCCTTTTAGCAAACTCTTGTTTGACGAAATCAGTTTGTGAAGTCATAGCATCACCATTATGAACCATTGGTTCAATACTAAATGTTATTGAAAGAACTATCAGTTCCTGTTAAAGTTGAACCAATAGTTCATTATTAGGTTGAAAATGAGCACCATAAAAGAAGTCATTAATGATGCTGGTGGAGTTTGTGCTGTTGCATTTGCTGTCCAATTAAGTGAAAGGTCTATTTATAAATGGATTGAAAAGAACTGTTTGCCACGTTCTGAGTACACAGGAGAAAGCAACTATTCAAATTCGATAGCCCAGTTATGCGAAAACTTTACAGAACAAGAGATTCTTGAGATTGGTAATCCTCGTAAGTCAAAAAATATAGAGCGTAGGAATGAAGTAATTCCTACATGATTTTTATAAGGCAAGGGAGCTGCTCTTTTCATGAGAACCGATGAAATGAATGAAGCAAGAGAATTGGGCTTTCTAGGTGGAAAGCTCGATAACCCTGTAACGGTCAAATTTAATGACTTGACTGATGAATCCATCGAAGGCGTGGCTAATGCCAGCGACATGACGAAAGCAGACTGGATACGTGAAGCTTGCATAGAAAAACTCTTGGTGGAGAGACGCAAGTTCAATCGTATGCGAAAAGTGTGGGGTCATCCCAAGGAAACAAGAGATGCCAGAGGATGCCATGAGAATACACAGTCAAATTTAGAGCATTAAAAAACCACTACCTGCGGGAACAGGAGTGGTTTCGTATTCACAAATTTAGGAACCCATGAATATGCAAACTAATTTATCAGAACAACCAATTGAACTCAACTCAGAAGAATTTGTAGTAGGTGACATGGTGGTTGTTAATGAGCTGGATCATAAAGAAATTTTTGAAGTGTTTGGATTTTACTACAGTACCCCTAAACGACTTTTTGTTAAGTCAGTATGCGGGAAGCAGTTAGCTCTACCAGTTCAATTTTTTAGATCAGCATCAATTGCTGAGTTAGAAGCAAAACGCCGATTAACTGCAGAAGAATTAGCACGGGCGGAGGTGTCTTAAATGAAATGGGGACATGATCAACTAGCTCACGACTTAGCAGAATATCTAATGCAGAACTCTGACCGAATTATATGGACTGATATGCAATTAGGTTCTGCTGGCTCACCGAGACCTGATGTATATACGATTCCTAAATCCTATGCCAATTTCAAGCCGATTGCTTATGAATGCAAGGTATCTGTTGCAGACTTTCGGTCGGACATCACAAAAGGTAAATGGCAAAGTTACTTGAAATTTGCCAGCGGTGTAATTTTTGCCGTACCTAAAGGTTTGGTTTCAAAAGAGGATATCCCTAAAGGTTGTGGATTAATTGTCCGTAGTGAAAAGGGATGGCGGATGGTAAAGGGCCCAACCTTATTACCTGTGAAAAATGATCTATCGGCTGATTTCTGGATCAAGTTAGTTATTGATGGTGTTGATCGTTCTTTAGGTCGACATAGAAAAATGACAATGAATTTATATACGGTACACAATCAAATCGAAAAGAAATATGGCAAAGAATTAGCCTATTTATTATCTGATTTTGATACTGCCAAGAGTCGGCTTGAAACCAAGACCAAATATCTACAAGAAAAGATTAATCAACTGGATGTCTTTAAAGCTGCTGAACACTACAAACGTGAATTAGATGAACTTGAGATCGTAAAGAAAGAACTATGTGACCTACTTGGTCTTCATCATAACGTTGCAGTCTGGACAATTAAAAGACGTCTAAGTGAAAAGATGCAGTTGTTAGACGTTGATCAAACCGTTTACAAAATGAAAGGTGTCGTTGAGAGTTCAATAAATCATATGGAGAGGCAAGTTCGTGATCTAAAGTCCTTACTGGAACCGGTATTTGATACCAAGGGGGATTTATGAGCCTTGATGCCACTAATTGGGCTTGGAAAGTTTCTATCCCGACAAAGAAAGGCGGCTCATTACCCGCTTTGAAACTAGTTGTTTTGCTATCTATGGCTGATCGCGCAAGTGAAGATCATACCTGTTATCCAAGCGCTAAACGTTTAGCAGCGGACTGTAAAATTGACAGAAAAACTGTGATGAAGATTCTTGCTGAACTCTCCGATGATGGATTAATTACTGATACTGGAGAGCGCAAAGGTCAGACAAAACAGGTGGTCGTTTACCGCTTGAATGGTGTAGTTGGTCGTGAAGATACAGTCCCAACAATGGGACCGTTAGAAGGTGAAAATTTAGATGGAAAGAGTACCAACGTTGGAACAGTCCCAACAGTGGAACAGTTCCAACAATTCCATGAAAGAGTCCCAACAATTCCGGTAAACGGTCCCAACGTTGGGACACGGAATCTTTTAAAGAATCTTTCAGAAGAATCTAAAAATAAAAAAACATGGTTGAGTTTGAAAAAACTTGGTGAAGAAATTCGTTTGGCAACTGATCAGGAAACTTACGAGCAGATCAAAAACGCGACTTGGTTTGATCGGGAGCTTCGAGCATTTGAACTCTACAACGCAGAGAAGAATCTTTGTGATGAGCTCATGCATTACCACTTTGCAGATTGGTTAATCAACGCATGTGGAAAATACCAAGCACATGAACAGGCAGCTTTCCGGAATTCAGGGTCGCAGGTTCGATGCTCGCCGAGCGCACCGCACCAGTTAAGCGACAAACAGGTTCACAGCTTCGCTCAAAAACTTTCGCAGCATCCTGAGTTCGCAAGCCAGTTTGCAGCTGCAGGGGAAAGCTACGATCAACTCGCAGCACGTATCGCCGTAAAACTCAGTGATCCAGCTCAGGCCAAACAATGGGAACCGTATCTCAAGCAAGTTGGGTTCAAAGGCTGATTGCAGGGGGCAGCATGACAGACCTCTACGATGTCAACGTAGCGCTCTTGGATGGTGAGCTCTACGCATTTGAAGGGGCTTTGCATGTCTAGTATGAGTTTAGCTGAATACCGTGAATTATTTCCAGTGAAGACAAAGAAACGCCGTTCAGCAAAGCAATGTACCAGACAGCCAAGTGAAGGTGAGACGGTACTGGCCACGCACTTAAGAGCATGCAAGATCAGTTTTGAGCAGGAATACAAATTCCATCCGAAACGCAAATGGAGAGCAGATTTTTTTATTACGGGCACAAAGATTTTGGTAGAGGTTGAAGGTGGGATCTGGATGGCAGGTGGTGGACGTCACACAAGGGGCAAAGGTTACATCGGGGATATGGAGAAATATAACTCGGCTGCAATGATGGGTTTTACAGTTTTAAGGTTCAGTACAGAGCAAGTGAAGTCAGGTTTAGCGGTTCAGCAGATAGAGAAAATGGTTGGGGGAATGAATGACACTAATGATCGATAAGAAGCATGTTATGCACTCAGTGGACTGGTCTCGGTTCGATCTGGAAGGCTGGTTATATCAGTTCGGTGCATGGTTAGATCAAAAGAGCTTTACCGGTATTCCTTCTGGCGCATATAGCAACCCAATTGCCTCAGCAATGGTAGAAGCTGAAAAGCAGCGCCGTTTAAAACGGTTGGGTAAGAAGAAACAACGGGAGATTATTGCGAATTATTTTGTGAGTGAATCAGATCCATTCCGTAAAACTAAATCTAAAACCCAGTGCCAGATTGATGACAATGAAGCCCGTGCTGTACAACGGTTAGTTTTAGATTTAATGGGGCAGAGTGAAGTTATGGATGAATGGATGGACGCGATTATTGATCGTTACTTCCGTGGACAGTCATGGCCTGAAATGGTGAGAGAAGATCGTTCTCAGTCAGATGCACGTAGTGATGTTAAGTGTGGATTGGCTGTGTTGCATTGTCGGTATGGGTTTATTATTTATTAAGAATAAAATAATATATTAATATTAATAGGTTGTGGCAATTATAATGATTAAAGATATAGTGGATTTACTAAAACAGTTTTTTGAATTTGAGAGACAGAAAATAGCTGATTTTGATATGCCTCATATGCCTACGCTTGGAGAAGCATATGAAGAAATAACTAAACAAGGCTTAAGTCAAAAATATGTTTTACCTGATTTACATGGGTTAAAAGTAGTATCGGGTTTTATAAAAGTAGGAGAAAAATTAGTTCCCCATCAGATTGATTGCATGTTAGTACATGGAGATGGTGAACAATTCGGTTTAACAAGTTCATATGTTTATGAAATTAAAAATGTTTTAGCTATTTTTGAAGTAAAGAAAAATCTTACAAAGACTGCCTTGGAAGAAGCTCTTGTCCATTTAAGTGAAATTAAAATGACTATGTATGATTATGTTGATGAAGTTTTAGAATCAGAGGATTTTGAAAACTATTTTGATAATTTTTCTTTACATTTTAGTTATTTAATGGGTTTTCGGTTTGAAAAATTTGAAGATTTAAAAAAGTTGAATCAAGAGGATTTTAAAATAGCACAAGCTTTATTAACTGAGATGATCATGCCAGTAACGATCGTACATGGTCATGAAGGATATAAAACTATTTCTGGGCTAAGAACAGCCTTAAAAACAATCATTTTTGCTATCCATGATAGTAATCCAAGTAGAGGATTCAGAATTTTTGATTTACCTACATTAATTACCACTGCTAATGGAGGTATTTTAAAAACCACAGGATTACCTTATTGGTGCACTATACATAGAGATACTAATGCTTGGGCCTATATGTGCTCTTTTACAGAAAATCCAGCTCGGATTATGATTGAAAAAATATGGGCAAAAATTGGAATTGTCTTAAATATTCAATTTCCTTATGGAGATGATCAAGAAAAAGAAAATCTATTTCCATTTTTTGAAATTTATAAAAAGAAGAATAAAACATGGGAGGGTTTTTTTGTTGAATATGATGATGAAAATTATCAGGAATTTAAGAAGCCTTCAAGTATGTTTCAACCTATAGAATTAAACTCAGAATATACAGATTATATTAATCTAATATTTTTTAAGGGAGGAGTGGATAATATTGAAGAATTTAAAGAAACTTTAAGTAATGCTGGGATAGATGTAGAAATTTTCTTTGATGTTTTAAGGACCTTACCCTTTATTGGCTTAAGAGATACTGGAATATTTATTACGAATAGTTGGTTATGTGCAGAAGTGGGCGAGAAAATTTTTGTTTCTTCAGAAATAGAAAGATTTCGAATATGGCTAGATAGCCAGTCAGAAGAATATGCAATTTTATATAATAATATTTTAATTTTATAAGTACTATTTTAACGAGATAGCAGGACAACTATGGTCGGCCTACTTTTATCCGTTCTTGTCTATGTCTTTCATTAGCATAGATAAACATAAGTAAATCGATATAATTTTGTTTTGTACCTTTTATTTCAGCTAAATCTAAAGCATTAACCAGTATCCTTTCTTTATTTTCTACAACATAATCAGCAAAATTATCTAAGTGTGCCAATTCAGGATTATCTGAATTTTGTCTCAATTTAGATTTTGGTAAACTTTTAGCGTATTTCTCAAACTCTCTGCCTATTCCTCCAACATGAGTTTGTTCTTTAAGATTATCGTAATAACAGTAATCAATTACCTTAAAAGGAGCATATAAATAATTTTTTGCTGCTTTGATAATTTTACACATTGGCAAAAAATGTATATCACTACTTTCTGTGCTTCCGCGTATATGCATACCAATTAACCGTGAATCACCTACTTCATTCAACACAACAATTAATCCACCGGACATACCATTTGTATCTATATCTAAATAATTCATTTTCTCAAAATGAAATGTGAACTCATTTTCTCTTAAAATCCCACGAATCATGTCACATTTGTATGTAGTACTGGATGTAAATTTCTCTTCATCAAAAGGAAGAGCCTCATTATCACCATCATAATAATAAGGATTCGAATGTGCGGAAAAACCTATATCTGATAATATATCACCATCTTGGTAGTTCATCATTTCCAACACTTCCACTTTATCCATATCGATATAGTGATCTACAATTTGACCAGGAGCCGGATTAAAGAGTTCAACCAAGACTACATCTTCGAAATCGTAATAATCATATTCTGGTATCAGTTTTCCAATTTCCCAAATTTTCTTGGGATATAAGAAATCTAGAGTATTATCAAAAGATTTTGAGCTGTGACTGGTTATCCTAAATGGTGAAGTATTTGATAAAGGTTCATCTAAATATGTTGCTAAAACATGACGAGCTGTTAATAAAAAAAACTTCATACCTTTTTTTAAAAGTGTACCAGTACCATAAGAACCAAAATAAGAATCTTTAAAATAAAGTTTCTCATCATAAGAGGGGTCAGTAGAAATATGAAAAATTCTTCTGGTTGATAAAATATAGTTTTCAAATTTAGTAGCAAATTTTTTAGAAATTTTAATTTTTTGTTTATGAGACATATCAATAACTTATTGTAAAAAGATACATCCTAATCATTTTCATCTTAAATGCAATAAAACTTAAATATTTATAAATGCGAAGCAAGCCTCTATGACTTTGAAAATTCATTTCACAGTTATGGCATTGCTAACTAAAAATGAAGGAACAATTTATGTTTTTAACTAAATATTCCAAAATATATTTATAAGTTGTAGAGTAATGCTTATACATAACTGATAAGAAAGAATATTATTATGACATCAAAACCAAAAATTGAAACGGCTTACTACAGTGAGGACTGGAACTTTGAAAATGGAGATCCTGAGGAGTTAATTAATAATTCAGCTCATATAACAGCAAGTGAATTTGACCCAGCAATGGCAGGTCATGTTTTTTGTCCTGTATGTAAAACACCTCTGACTAGAGTTCCAAAATCTGGACTCATTCAGACTAATAATGTGAAAGCCTATTTCAGGCATCTTCCTTCTTATAAAAGTGTGAAATGTAAATTAAGAACGCCTGAGAGTGAAGGTAAAAGATATAAAAATGAAGAAGATGCCAAAGAAGCTATTGAAAAGGAGGAACTAATAATCATCTCAAAGTTTACTTCGGAACCTGTAGAAACTAACTCTGATAGACAAGCTGAACCATATGATGCTACTGCAGTGGAAGATGAAGAAGGTGAGTTGACTGAAGTCCCGATAGCCAGACACAGAGGAGAGAAATTAAATTTACCAACCCGAATTACGTCAGTTCAAGCTCTTTGTACTAACTTTGATAAGAAATTTTATTCTTATATTCTTTTCCCAGGCAAGGAACAGGCATTAATGCTGAAAGATATACTGATTAATATTAAGGATATAAATAAAGAAAAAATGGAAGAGCTGGATGCAGATGAGGAACAAGCACCACAGCTTTATTATGGCGAAATCCAGTATTCGAGGTTTTTAGGTGAATCTCATGATGATTACTTAAGAATGACCTTACTTAAGTGTCATGAATCTGTTCACGATTTTTGTATAAAAATTAAATCGAAACTCCAGGACCGTAGAGGAATTCATGAAAAAGATGCTAGTAAAGGGCGGATTGTAATTTTTTGGGGAATTATAAAAGAAAGTGGTTTTGGTTTTGCAGTTAAACCTTTATGGGGCGAATTTGGCTTATTGCCAGAAAAATATAATAAATTTTTGAAGTAGTGATGATAAGTAAAAAGGTTGAAATCCAATGACAGTATTTCAAAAACATATAATAGTTCTTATTATTTTATATGTTTTATTCTTTGCTTTTTTTGTAGTTGTGTATTTCCATCTTGGACATATCAGTTCTTCTGAACTAGGGATAGATAGCAAACAAATTCCTCAATGGTCTAGAAGTGATTTAATCGCCATGTTCGCTGCAGTTGGAGCATTAGTGGCTCCGATTGCTGTCCTGTACGGTTTGCATGACTGGAAGAGGCAACATTTAACCGGTGAGAAATTAAAACTCTTATATGAGATCAATGAATTAAATGGTGAAATTAAAGGGGTTATAGATGATGTCCGGGATAGGAATTTTTATATGATGATTAAAATTGGTGATTTTGATTATCATGAAGATTTTAAAAAGTATTTCAGAGAATATTATAAAATAGTTAACAATATTGCTTTAAAAAATCACTCACTTGAGCTTATTGATTTAGATGGTGACCTAAGAGAAGTTAAAAAGATTCTGGATATTTTAGAAATTATCAGCAAGAATTTTTATGATAGCTATAATTATTTTAGGGCTGAAATAAATTCAGAAAATCAGAGGACTGCAGAATCATTTGATATACATAGAATGATGCTTAGTTCTGAACCAGTTAAGTTACTTGTGAAAGATCCTGAAAACATAATAAATGAAGTAGAGAAAAGATACACTTCACATTTTGAGAATATAGATAAAATTCTTAAAAAAGCAGTTACTAAAATCTAAGCTATTGAACCTATTAGTTCTAATCTAGTCGATTCTTTATATGTTTTTATAACTCTCATTGGATCAAGATAAACACATTGGATAGAGGGAAAGCTTTTATCAAGATAATCACCAGTTTCCTGATCTTGCATATGAATCTTATCAAATGCGTTTTTTTGCCCAGGAAAGATCAGGGCATTTTCAAATTTATAGCCTGTAAATTCGGGCATTATTGAAATTGCTTTTTCATAAAAGAACTGTTTGACGAGATCTCCCCAGCCCGGAGCATTTTCTATACTAGTTGCTTCATAATATTTGGCATCCAGAATAGTCAGTTTTTTAGCTGCCTTGTCTTCAATCACGATATCAGTTCGCATACCTGATTTTTTCGCCGGTATTGCCGTTCCATCCGGTTTTATAAATACCGGTTTAGGTAACCGGCTATTAATATCAATGACATTATCAAGGCATCTGGAAAGCATGTGTTCCCAAGCGACATGAAAGCGTGTAACGCCAATAATCTGGTTCTTCTGCTCATTACCCTTATAGGCTTCAAGATACTCGATAAGCGTTTTTAGAAGAAGAGTCTGGCGATCCGCAAAATGATTTCTTATTTCATTCTTTAAAACTGAAATCTGGGCATCCGTAGAAAGGGCAGTTTCACCATACTGTTTTAATGAATGTGGAATCTTGTTCTTGCCTGTAAAAATAAACCCGTAATTTTTATATACCTGTTTAAGGATTCCGGCATGAATACGTGTAATTTCCGAATTGGTAGAGGTTCTCTGTTTTCCGTAAACATCCAGATAAACAGGGCGACCAGAACTGTCAGGGAAAGAAACCGACCGGTTAATGGTTCTTTTCCAGTCTGTTTTTCCGGAATTCTTTCGTAGAAGAACTTCTTCATTCTTAAAAATGCCGTGTTGCTGGAAATCCTTAATCAGGTATTTGAAAATCTCCAGTTTTTCAAAACCGGTTTCGTCAGCACCATCTTCAGGGCTAGTGACCTGTGTTTTTGAATACTGGGAAAATTTAAAAAGTGCCTGCATCAGAAGAGCTGTATATTGTTCAGGAGCAAGTTTAATCTTTTCTATATCTGACTGCCGAGGAAAGAAGAAGTAATTCTCTCCCTGATAGGAGACAAGGCCACAGAATGAAACTCTCAAGCCATTAATTGAGCTCAACAGGCCTTGACCCTGAATAAAGTCTGCAACTGGATTGGGCAGTTCATTTACAGGGTTTCTATCTAGCAGGTAATGATTATTCTTCAAACTGGTTTTTCCTGATCATTCGCTCTAAATTTTTACTTACCAGTTTCTTCTTTTAGTCTTTTTTCAAAGTTTTCCGAGAAAATAATTTCACCGGCATTAAATTTCTTTACTAAAGAACCGAACGTTTTAATATCCTGCTGGAAAAGGACAGAGCGTTCACTATGGCGTAAAACATCGTCCCAGAGGTACATCAGGATTTTTCCTGTTAAAGCTTTCTTTGCATCTTCCGGATCTTTAATCTCGGTTTCATTTACAAACCATGGACCCATGTGGCGATCTTCAGGAATAGATTCTGAAGAAAGAATAGAGTTTACAACCTGTGCAAAGGCAGACCAGCTTACAGTTTGAGGTCCGTCTTGCGTGTTGATTTCAAAATTACCTAACGGTGAAGTTATGAAATCAAGTGGTTTATATTCAAACTTCCAGCGACGCTTAAATGCCGTATCCAGAGGCATAACAGCCTGATCACTACTGTTCATTGTTGCGTAGAGGCTAAGATTTTCCGGAATATAGAGTTTATTAGCTGGCAAAGGAGCAGATAGTTCTTTGGTTAATAAGGTCAATAAACCCCTATCATTGATATCAATTTTATATTTACTTTTTCCAGCTGGATCTCTGTCTAGCAACTGGAATAGTTCCCCAAAAACTGCAGCTGCAGGTGCGCGGTTTATTTCTTCAATGATGAGATAATAATGATGTTCAGGATCCTTTAATGCCTTGACTAAGGCTTCAATGAATGGTCCGTGTTTGAAACTATATTCAATACCATCATCATTCATAGAGGGTTTCAGGCATCCTACGAAATCACTGTACTGAGTTTCCTGATGAAACACTGTACGAACAGAATTGTCGTCATCAGTTTGCTTATCAATCGAATGACTTTTTCCAGTTCCCGGAGCACCATAATAGATAACATTTTCGCCACCGGTTGTATGCGGGGTCTTACTATTTGCGGTGATTTCCGGCGGGATAAAGTTAGCTGTATAATGTTGTACCTGTCTGTTTAGAAAGGCTATCGTATTATCAAGATTTGCTTCGGTGAGAGGCATTTGTTTTTCAATATATTCAAGATCATTAACAGCACATAAGACTTTATGTATTACTGAATATAAAGGCAATGTCTGTACAGTTGAAAGAGCATTAACAACCGGATCAGTCAGGAATTCTGCAAAAGCATCTCGCCATGGTTTTTCAATATAGTCCGAGTTAGCTTCAAAAATACTAAAATTTTCTTTGATATCTATAAGTGTTTTTTCTAAAGAAAATAAAGAAATTTCAAACTCTTTTAGTCCGCGTCTTCCCGTATTTGAAAATCTTAGAGATGGCCAGCCAGGAACTCGGGTAAGAGACATTTCACTTTTATAAGTAGATATTCGGTTAATAAGGTCATCTATTGTATGGATCATTATAAATCCTGTTAATCATGATTGCGCTTTAATGACTATCATGGTTTAATAACCGGGTCAAAAAGCGGATAAGTTATTGTGAAGTACGTTGATCTTGATTCATCTTATATCAGACAAAAAAGAAATAACATGGGGTTATCCCTTAAAGAGTTCGCTTTGCTGCTTGATATGAAAGAGAATGGTGAAAGAACAGTCAGAGGCTGGGAAAGTGGCGAGCACGTTCCTACAAAAGCAAAATGGGAGCAGATTATTGCGTTGCCGGATAAAGCTCCATACAGGGAACGTCCTGACCAGAAGCATAAATTCACGTTTATTGACCTTTTCGCCGGTATTGGCGGAATCCGTTTACCTTTCCAGCAATTAAAAGGGAAGTGTGTATTCAGTTCCGAATGGGACAAGTTTGCACAAAAGACCTATGCAGCGAATTTTGGTGAATTACCTTCAGGTGATATCACACAGATCAGGGCAGCAGATATTCCTGATCATGACATTCTTCTGGGTGGTTTCCCGTGTCAGGCCTTTTCACAGGCTGGTAAGCGTCAGGGCTTTCAGGATACCCGCGGTACCATGTTCTTCGAGATCCAGCGAATTCTCTTCGAGAAACGTCCAAAAGCATTTTTGCTCGAAAACGTGAAGCAGCTGCAGGGTCATGACAAAGGCCGTACGCTCAAAACCATTCTTGAGATTCTACGTGGTGAGTTTAATGAAGAACTTGATCTTGAAGTTGAGCTTTCGGATGAAACCAAAAAGGCACTTTCAGAAAAACTGAATTACTGGGTTGATGTGAAGGTACTTCGCGCTGCAGATTTTGGTGTGCCACAGAACCGTGAACGTATTTTCCTTGTAGGTTTCGACAAGAATTACTTTGGTGAAGAGTGTAACTTTGATGAACTCTTCAGCTGGCCAGTGCCTCCTAAAACACAGACACGACTCGGTGATATTCTTGAAGACGTATCTAAATTCAAAAAGAGTGAAGATGTCTACACGATTTCCGACCGTCTATGGGAAGGACATCAGCGCCGTAAGGAAGAACACGGAATCAAAGGTAACGGATTTGGCTATACGCTTTATACCGGTGATAGTCCATATTCCAATACCTTAAGCGCCCGGTATTATAAGGATGGCTCAGAGATCCTTATTTCACAGGCCGAGCATGGCAAGAATCCGCGCAAACTGACCCCACGCGAATGTGCACGCTTACAGGGCTTCCCTGAGAACTACATAGTTGATGCTGTTTCACATGGCCAGATCTATAAACAGTTCGGTAACTCTGTATGTGTAAAAGTTATTGAAGCTGTTGCTGGCCAAATGGTTAGCTGTCTTGATAAGGCTGAAAAGATTGTCGCAGAGAAACAGCTGAAATTATTCTAATGGTTTAAATTCCTTAACTGGGCATATTCTTGTTGGATATTGCCCATTGGGTATTCCCATTCCGCTACCACCCTGAATCACTGATGATGCCAGATTAGAATTAAAATTATACATACCTATCATTTTCCAGCCTAAAAAATTCCTGCTCTTCTGATTATCAATATGTCTTACCAGATAATAGGTTGGCCACCATGTAATATCTCTTAATTTGAGTAGTGCGTTTATACGCCTAAGGTCCATGCCGAATCCCTGAGGAGGTGTTTTACTTAAATCCTTTTCTTTAATCTCAATTAAAGCAAAACTATTTAATTTTTCAGAAAATACAATAGAATCAATATCACTCGGAACTCCTTTAACCTTGGCATAACCAATATATCCATCAAATATAAGCCGCTGCACATATATACTTAAAATATCGTTATATTCAAACGGAAGAAGCATATTTATTGCAGCAGTGTAAGCTGCGGATGTGATTTTATGAGCACTACGGCCTGGTATTTTATTAGCAAAATTATTAGTCAGAGTACTAAAATGTACCTCCTTAAATGAATCGTCCTGCACTGAAAACTCGTAACAAACAAATGGAGGTACCGGAACAGGGTACTGAATATTCATTACATCTATTTGAGGCCATTCATTTACTGGTACTGAATTATCCCATTGAATAAAAAACATACTTTTACAGGAAACAAGAGCTATTTTTTTATAAATTTCTATATATTCATCTGGCGATGAATTGCAAATAGTGAAGTAGACTGGAAATAAAAGAGAATCGTCGTCTTTCACAGCAGGTAAAAAGTAACCTCCTGTAAAAAGTGGAACCGCAGGCCTGTTTTTTCTCATCCAGGGTAAAAAATCAAGTTCTGCTACAAAACCTTTATATCTACTGGTATAGGCATTCTCTCTAATTACATTGTTTGCAATGAGCAGATGAAGTGCATTCAGTAAATCTATTTTATTTTGTTGATTCATTTCGAGGCCAGATTACATTTTTAAAATTAAAGAATAAATTTTTTTAAATTCATGAGTGGTATGAAAGATAACGAAATATTTAAAAGAGGACAATACTTGGATTAAACCAATACTGAATACGCTAGCTCAGGAAGCTGGCATACTACTTCCGATCGCTTCTTTGTTTGCCTGTATATGCATAATCATTGGTTCATCTATCTCAAGCAGTTGTTCAGAACCAGATAACCATTTTGTCAGAATATCCATAAGTACTACTGGGTCTTTTTTAGAACGACGTACCGCACACTCCCAGATGGTACATATTCTCCAGCCGCTATTGAAAAGAAGCTTTTTTGCTTTTAGATCATTTTCCTGATTTTTAGAAATTTTTGCTTCCCAGAATTCGGTACGGCTAGCCGGTAACTTGAACAACCGGCAATTCTGATGTCCATGCCAGAAACAGCCATGTATAAAAATGATAGCCCTGTATTTTGGTAATACGATATCAGGTTTACCTGGCAGGTCCTTGCGGTGGATACGGAAGCGGAAGCCCTGCGCATGAAGAAGGCTACGGATGAGCAATTCTGGTTTTGTATTCCGTCCTTTAATATTTGACATCATACGGCTACGAGTTGCGCTATCGACGATATCTACCATTAGTATTTATCCTTTTTATCACTAACTGTAAGTTTATCAGCACCACTCTATATAAAGGTTGAGCACTATTTTTCGTTATAGTGATGGTATTGTAAATAAAGTAAGTAGTTGTATTTAGTTGCTGATAGTGAGGTATAGCTTTTCGTATTATCTTAATCAGGATTTATATATAATATTTTTTTAATTTCTTTTATATCAAATAAAATGCCTAATGATTTTCAACAATGGGTTTCTCTTATTGCAAATATTGCAACAATTTTAGGACTGGTTATTGCCTTTACTGTATGGATAAATTGGAAAAAGCAACAAAACTATCCATTTATCAGAGATAAACTTTCAGAACAGGAACTGTGTTTGACTAATTTATTACTTTCTTTTCAATCCACAATGGAGAATTATTTCTCTTTGCGGAAAAACGAGTTATCTGCCGCCAATGATAGGGAAATTGAAGAAGTAAGAAAAAAATTTGAACTAAGTTATGATACATTAAAGGCTAATAGTTCCAGATATGATGTTAATCATATATTCATTTCAAATTTAGCTTTTAAGAAGTTTTCTGGTTATCAGATTGACCGTATACATATAGAGGCAATTAATTTACCTTCTTTACGTATGCGTTTTGATTTTTTAAAAAAAGAAATGGATAAAATTGAATCAATAGAAGTTATAGAAGAAAAATGCACTTTTGAATTAGAGCTTGTGAGAAGAACTATAAGAGATATTATGATTGTTATAGTAACTATTAGAGCTGATTTATAATATCCATAGAAAATTTTTGAATGCTAATACTATAAGTAGTAAGAAGACTGATTCCGGAATAGAAGCCCCTCTAAATATAGATTATTAGTGGGTTTTTTTCTATGAGTTGAATGACATATGCTGTATAAAGGCAAAATCTTTTGCAGAGATTGAATTCCATGCCAATATTTACTTTAAATAATAATGAATTAAATGCAGTTGAGACTACCTCTTTTAAAGAAGAAGCTATTCTGGAAAGATTGCATCTCCAGCAGGCGCTCAAGAAAAATATCGGGGTAATTGCTGAGGACTGCCTCATTATTGCTGAAGAGTATGCTGAATGGGATGGTTCAAAGAGAAGAATTGATTTACTGGCAATCGATAAAAATGCAAATCTTGTAATTATAGAGCTGAAGCGTACAGACACTGGTGACCATATGGAGCTTCAGGCTCTACGCTATGCCTCTATGGTTTCCACCATGACTCTGGATATAGCGATAGATATCTATCGTCGATATAAAATAAATAATGGCTATCCATCTTTTGATCACGACAATGCACGTGAAGAAATTTCAAACTTTGTGGATATTGATAAGCTGGATGAAAGTAATTTTGCAGATGATGTGAGAATCATTCTGGTCTCATCAAATTTTTCTAAAGAACTGACTACTTCAGTGATCTGGCTTAATGAGCGAGATCTGGATATTACTTGTATAAGAATGCAGCCATATACTCATAATTCCCAGATTCTGGTTGATATTCAACAAATTATACCTTTGCCGGAAGCAAAGGATTATCAGATTAAAGCACAGAAAAAATCAGAAGAAAGACGAGAAGCCAAGCTTACGAATGCAAGGGATTACTCAAGCTTCATGTTTAATGGTAAAACTCTAAATAAACGTTATCTTGCTCTCGAAATTATTAAAAGCCGGTTTAATGAAATTGAAAATAAGAATATCGAAGATCTTAGGGCAGAGTTTATTGCATATCCGAATCTGGATAAATTACTGGTTAAACTTAACCTTCTTGAAGACCACAGATATAACCGGTACTTCATAGATAAAGAACATCAGTTACAGATGAATAATGGCGACATATATGTTGTTTCCAATCAATGGGGGCAAGGCAATATTTATGAGTTAATAGAAATCGCAGCCAACTTTAACTATGAAATTATTAACACTTCAAAGGATCAGTTGAAACGTTCAGTTGAATATGGTGATTATTTGATAGAGCAGCTCGAAGATACCACTATTCTAGTTTATAAAAATGGCGAGAAAGTATCAGCTTATGGAGTATTACTAGAGTTGGCCACTTCTAAGGGCATTAGCCATTTAAATAGTAAAGGTGGTAAAAAGAACACAAGGCAACTTGGGAAAGATTTGATTGATCAATTAGGCACTAACTCGTAGATCTATTAAATTTCATCTAGTTGAAAATCGGATTTATTAAATACAAAACTTGACCCTGTACAGGGTAAATGCTATTTTTGCGATATAGTGGTCGAAGTATAAGTAAACTGTTGGGTAAACCTCGCAATGCGAGGTTTTAAAATTTTAAATTATGAAAAGTACTCCTGACCAAGCAATATCTGATTTAGCATTTCTAATTTACTTGAATACGATAAAGTTATTTGAAGATGAAAAAATTAAAGTATCTAAAGATTACTTCTTGATTGAATGTCTTAAATTGGTTGCTAAAGTAAAAATGGTAGAGTTTAAAATTTCCTCTTACAATCAAACAATCATATTTGAATTGGATAAAGAGAAACACTCTTTTTGGCTTGTAGAAATCCCTGATGTTAATGAAAAGTACAAGTTTGTTGATTATTTAACTTCAAGTTTTTTATACATTTTCTATAACTTAAATAATTAAAGATTTCTAGCTTAAAAAATCAAAGCCCACTTTTTACACTGGGCTTTTTATGTTTCTGACCAACCTGTACTTTTAAACTGACAGGTACGATAATATGTGTAACTGTTTGAGTTAGTGTAATTAAGTATTTTAGTTTAATATGTTATTCCATGTTCCTTAATTTTTTTCTCCATATAAAAATCAATTAACTCCTTATTCGTTTCATAGTCTTCTAAAGAAGGATCTTCAATCCAAACAACTGTCCCCCAAAGGTCTTTATATAATCCAAATAAGGCTAATCTAGCTCCTCTATAGCCTAATTTTCTAAACTCTAATTCAAGGAAAGGAACGATCTGTTCAAAGCCTTTATCTGTATAGTCGGTTAATTCATTATGAAAAAAACTACCATTGTTGATGAAAGTTTCATATATACCAACTACTTGTTCAGGTGTTGGATATTCAACATGCAATTCCATATTTTGTTTCTCTATAAAATTATAATTCTTTGATACATATAGCAGAGTACATTGTATAAATAAATATTTAATGTGAAGAATTCTCTATAATAAAAAGGCGGGGATAATTATGGAAATTAACCAATACATCAGCCTTACAAAAAAGAAGCCAATTAAATCAAAACCAAGAACAAGACCATTACCCAAGGCAAAAGAAACATATTCAGAAGCTGAGAAAGAATTTGAAAACGCATTACAAATTCTTAAAATCAAATACGAGAAGAAATTTCAGTTTAAATCAACTAAGCACTGGCGGTTTGATTTTCATTTAATCGAACATCGCATTTTAGTGGAAATTACTGGCGGTCCTTGGTCGGGCGGTCGCAAGGGCAAGCTTAAGAGCAAAGCTTGGAGTCTTGATCGATACGATGTGGCAGCAGAAATGGGCTATACAGTGGTGCGCCTTGAGGCAGCAGCGAGATTTAAGATTGATGATTCGGGTCCATTACAGATCCGTGCAAGCTTTGCCAGCCAATGGCTTAAAAACTTGAAGAGGCAAATATTCAATGGATCAGATCAGACCATTCCCGCCAACAGACTTTATTGACCAAGCTGAACAAGAGGAAGCAATCCGTTTAATATCGGCACCAGATTTAAAAAAATGGGTTGTCGCTAACTATCTAACGCTTGGTGGACCACTTCACAATCCAGATCATGACCATATTGCTGAGCTGCTTCATGACAATGAGGCGTTTCTGGCGTTTGCTTGGGCTTCGTCAGCATTTAAAAGCAAACAGGCAATGGTTCTTGGGCAGTGTGAAAAGGTTATGTTTAATATCGGTGGCTGGCGTAAAGCAAGACAGGAGCAACAAATGCGAGACTGGTTCGGCTCAGTACCGACTTACTTAATAACGATCGATGCCACATTTTGCGATAAAGCTAACGATAGTGAATTCTGTGCTTTGCTTGAACACGAGCTTTACCATATAGGTGTAGAACGTGATGAAGACGACGAGATGATCTTTAGCAGCTCAACTGGTTTACCTAAGCACTATTTAGCTGGTCACGATGTGGAAGAGTTTATCGGAGTGGTCAAACGCTGGGGCGCAAGTGAAAGCGTTAAGCGTCTTGTTGAAGTTGCAAAGAACCCGCCGTTTGTTTCAAATCTAGATATTTCAAAATGCTGCGGAAACTGCGTAATCAATTGAGCCATAAGGCTCTTTTTTTGCCTGTTTTGCTTTACGTAGCTTTACGAAGGGGCAAGTATGGCAACACTAAGAGAGCCTGTAAAAATCTTTATAGTTCAGTCTCTTGCCTGCTTTGAAACCCCTCAACAGGTAGCAGATGCTGTAAAGCAAGAATTTAACATCGAAATTGAACGTCAGCAGGTCGCTTTATATGACCCAACAAAAGCAACGGGGAAAAACCTAAGCAAGAAACTGGTGACTTTGTTTAATAAAACCAGAGCGGATTTCCAAAAGAATATTTATGACATTCCTCTAGCCAATAAAGCCTATCGCATTAAAGAACTTCAGAAGATTTATGAAGGCTGGAAGAACAACCGGCTAATGAAGCAAGGTGTGATTAAACAGGTTCGGGAAGAAATGCAGGGTCATGACTTAACACTCCTGAATATTGAGTTAAAACAACTGGAGATTGAAAAGATCAGGACGGGCGACGGTGAAGGTGCAGATGATCCAACACCGGTCAAGGTAACCATTCAAGTTGTAGATGCGAGTAAAAAAGATGCCGAACATCAATCCGACGCTGAATGTACCTCAGGCTAGATTTCTTCAAATGGAAAACAAATTCAGGGCATTTATATCCGGATTTGGTGGCGGAAAAACTTGGGTAGGTTGTGGTTCTTTATGTCATAAGGCTTGGGAATTTCCGAAAGTTAGACTGGGCTACTTTGCACCGACATATCCTCAGATTCGGGATATCTTTTATCCGACAGTCGATGAGGTTGCTTTTGACTGGGGGTTAAAGACTAAAATCTATGAATCGAATAAAGAGGTCGATCTTTATTACGGTCGTCAGTATCGAAGCACGATTATCTGCCGGTCTATGGAGAAGCCGGCAACAATTGTCGGTTTTAAGATTGGTCATGCATTGATTGATGAGCTCGATGTTATGGCTACTCACAAGGCTCAGCAAGCGTGGCGTAAGATCATCGCACGTATGCGATTTAAACAGGCAGGTTTGTTGAATGGTATTGATGTAGCGACTACACCGGAAGGTTTTAAATTTACGTACGAGCAATTCGTTAAAGAGGCGAATAAATCAGAGGCCAAGCGAAAGCTTTATGGAATGATTCAGGCTTCAACCTATGACAATGAGGCCAATCTACCAGATGACTATATTGCATCTTTACGGGAATCCTATCCACCTCAGCTCATTGAGGCATATTTACGTGGGCAGTTCGTTAACTTAACCAGCGGTGCTGTTTATCCTGACTTTGACCGTAGGCTCAACCATACTGATGAAGAAATTAAGCCGAATGAGCCGTTAATTATCGGTATGGACTTTAACGTTCTGAAAATGGCCGCCGTGGTATATGTGATCCGTGACGGTAAACCTCTGGCACTGAATGAGCTGGTAGGAGTTCGTGATACGCCGACTATGGCCAAACTGATTATTGAGCGTTTCCCCGATCATGAAATTACGATTATTCCTGATGCTGCCGGACAGTCTACTTCATCAAAAAATAGCAGTGAGTCGGACCATGCCATTTTAAGGCAGCATGGTTTACGGGTAGAGGTGAATAACACTAACCCGACCATTAAAGACCGTTTAAATGCCGTGAATGCTTTGATCCTGAATGGTGATGGAGAACGGACGTTAAAGGTTAATACTTATAAGTGCCCACGGTTTACCGAGACACTGGAACAGCAGATTTATGATGACTTTGGAATGCCTGACAAGAAATCAGGACTCGACCACGTAGGTGATGCAGGTGGCTATCCACTAGCGAAACGGTTCCCGATTATTAAACGGATTGTTCAGGTCAGACGGATTCGGGGTATGGCTTAAATAACGCACCTTTATCGGTGCTTTTTTATTGGTGTTTTTATGGCAGTTACGGATAAACATCCGCAGTATAGTGCTGCACAAAAAAGCTGGTTGGTTATGCGTGACGCCGTTGCCGGTGAAGAGCAGATTAAACAGGCACAGACAAAGTATCTTCCTAAGTCGGCTGGAATGATTGAGGCTGAAAAGCAAGGCGATAAGACTGGAGAAATTTATAAAGCTTATCTCAGTCGTGCTCAGTATCCATTATGGGTTCAAGATTCTCTTCGCACGATGATTGGTCTGGTCTCTAAGCTTGAACCAAACATCGTAATTGAAAGTACTTTATTAAAAGGGCTTATAGAGAATGCAACCAATGACGGATTTGGGCTTAAACAGCTTTTTATCCGAATTTGCCTAGAGTTACTGGAATATGGTCGTTGTGGCTTGCTGGTGGATGTAGATGCTAACGGTGTTCCATACTTCGCCTTATATGATGCCTTATCCATTATTAACTGGAAGGAAAACAGCATTGGTGGCCGTAAGGATCTGAAACTATTAGTGCTCGAGGAGCAGTTTGAAAACGGTGGAGATGAGTTTGGCCATGATACAAAAACGGTCCACCGCGTTTTATCCATGATTGATGGAGCCTTAGCAGTCCGTTTGTTTGATGGCTCTAATGTGGAGGATAAAACTCCGGATCTTGGCGGTAATCAGCTTTCATTCACACCATTTGTATTCTGCGGTACCACGGATAATTCCCCTAATGTTGGAACTATTCCGCTTTTAACTATGGCAAAAGCAGCCCTGAAGTATTACCAGCTCAGCGCGGACTACTTTCAGTCACTTCATCACACAGCTCATCCTCAGCCTTGGATTAATGGTCTGGAAGGTGATGAAGATATTAGCGTCACTGGTGTGATGGCTGTCTGGAGTCTTCCACGTGAATCTCAATGCGGTTACTTGGAGATTTCTGGCGATGGTATTGATCTGACTAAAAAGGAAATGGATGCCCAGAAGAATTCAGCTCTTGAAGCTGGAGCAAAGGTTATTGACACCAACACACAAGAATCAGGTGAAGCCCGCCGTGCACGTCAGGATGACCAGCATGCGAGTCTACATAGTATTGTGATGTGTGCAGCTCAGGCCATTGAACAAGCTATTAAGTACGCAGCTCAGTGGTTAAAGCTTGATGCATCTAAATATACATTTACGGTAGAGCCTGAATTTATCATTCAGCAGTATGACATCAATCTTGCTAAGCAGCTTTATGAAGGTGCTCTTGCAGGGAAGAACTCATTCCAGACATATTGGGAATATATCGCTACTGGCAAGTTACCGGCTCATGATTTTCAGGAAGAGCTGAAGCGGGTTGAAAGTGAGCGGGATAACGCTCCGCTTTAGAGGTGTTAAATGGCTTCAGAAGATAAAACCTTGATCGAAGTACTTACACAACATCAGGCGTATTTATATAGGGCTTCTTCTCATTCAGTGAATGAGCTGCTAAAGATCTTTAATAATGAGTCGGCTGCAATGCTGGTAAAGCTTCGGGATTTATTAGATGAGTTAAATGAGTCTGAAAAGCTAGCACTTTCTGGTGGACAATACACTACAGCCAATCTCAAAGAGCTTCGTGATCTTATTTCTCAATGGTATGCGGCAATAAATACTTCATTGCCAGAAGCCTTTGCCATTTCTGTTACAGCATTGGCCGTATATGAAGCGAATTACACAGCCAAGTTATACGGCGGCAAAATGAGAAAGCCAAATGGTGAAAAGCTTTATGCTGCAGCCAAGAAAGTATCCTTAGTGGGCGGAGCATTGGTTGACGATCTACTATCCAAGTTTGCCGAGACTGCTCGTCAAAAAGTTGAATATGCCATTCGAGATGGGATTAGCTCAGGTAAAACCAATCAAGAGATTGTTCAGCGTATTCGTGGTACTAAAAAGCTCAATTATGAAGATGGTCTTTTAACTAGCACTAAGTCTGATATTGACCGTACTGTGAGAACAGTTCGCAGTCATGTCGCGAATCAAGCTTATCTGAATAGCTTCACCCAGATTGGCTTTGAATATGTTCGATTGGTTGCAACGCTGGATGGAAGGACTTCAAAACTTTGTGCCTCTTTAGATGGTGCTATATGGGAAATTAAAGATCCAGCAAAGCGTGTACCGCCGTTACATCCCAATTGTCGCAGTATTCTGGTACCAGTTGAGAAAGATGGTCGACTTGTTGGTGAACGCCCGTTTGTTATGGATGAGCGAAGAGTTAAAGACATCCCCAAAGAGGAGCGTAGCCAACTCATCGGCCAACTGGATGCCAATACGACATTTAAAGAGTTCTTCAAGAAAACAGATGACTTCTTTCAAAAGGAATGGCTAGGGCCAAAGCGGTACAGACTTTATAAAGAAGGCCAGTTTGATTTTGATAAGTTCTTTGATCCTGAAGGTAGGTTATATACCTTAGATGAGTTAAGAGTGTTGGATGAGAAGGCTTTTAAAAAGCTAGAACTGTAATCATTGCTCTTAAAAAGTGATTAAGTTTATTAAAATTTTATATATCATAATGTTAATATAACTTATCACTTATAGAATAAATCATAGAGTTTAAATTGAATGACAAAGATCTTTCTAAAATCACTACTCATTCTATCTTTTATAAATCTTATTTCTGGTTGCGATGATTCTAAATGGTTAAAGCAAAACGATTTATATGAAAAGGAAGTTGAATTTGTACCAGCACCTGGCAGTAACTGGATTCCTTCAAAATATATTGAGGAACAAAGTGGAAAGGTTACATATAACTTGGCAACTGCAAGTGAGCTTTTAAATACCACAGCTGAACCATATTCTAAAGATTCACGTTTAATATTCCTTTATAAGCAGGAATCTAATGATAATAGTATTTTGCTAACTGTAACTAGAGGACTTGCTATTTGTCCTGAAACTGATTGTGACGTCATATTCAAATTTGATGAAGAAAAACCTGTAAAAGTTAAAATGTTTGTTTTAGATGATTTTGATGGACATTCTTTTCAAGTTAAACGTACTCAAGATAAAGAAGAAATTATTAAGTTACTTAAGAAAAGTAAGCAGTTAAAAGTAGATATATCCTTAATCAATAATGGAGTTAAAACAGCACAATTTGATATTTCTGATTTTAGCTATGTTTTAGATCGTTTCTTGAAAGAAAATAGTCAAAAAAAATGATTTTAAATTAGATAATTTAAGGCACTTAGTCGGTCGAGACGTCCACATGCCTATATTCGAATTAGCTAAAGGTCATGACTGGCATAAAGGCGGGATAGGTTATAGGACATTGCTGGAATGTAGTTTGATTAAGTTATAGTTTAAGGTCTTGACAGCAGAAACAGTTTTGGGCTAATTTTTACCACAATGAATAGTTGTGCAAATATCTTGTTTTTATAACAAATATGCATCAACTATTAAGAAATTCTAAACCACCTTTCGAGGTGGTTTTTTTATGCCTGAAATTTAGGCAACTCAATACTAGTTAGAACGACGGTTTAAAAAGCATGCCTTTCATATTCAGTGTGCTTGCCAGTTCTTTTTGAAAAGTTTAGCCGCGTAGATGTGTTTCGTTACCACATGTCTATGCGGCTTTTTTTATAAGGTAACGAGGTAAACGATATGAATGAAATTATGAAAATTGAAAATCAGACACCATTTGTTGAGTTTGATTTAAATGGAGAAGTACAACTTGGCGTTAATGCTCGTGATTTGCATGTAATGCTTGACGTTAAGGCTGAGTTTTCACATTGGATTAAACGTAGAATTAATCAATGTAAATTTGAAGAAAATTTTGATTATGTAGTTTTCGTCAAAAAAGACGAAAACCTAAAAGGTGGTCGGCCAACAACTGAATATCTCATTTCTGTAGATATGACGAAACAATTAGGAATGATGGAACGCAATGATAAAGGGCATGAAATCCGAAAATACTATATTGAACAAGAAAAAATTGCTCGTGATACCTTTGCAGGTGTTCAACTAGAAATTGGAAAGCTTAATTTACTTGCTGAACAATGGACTGAAACTCTATCAAATGCTGGGCGTATCTTGAGTGTGGGTGGCAAGCAAGTTAAACCAAAAATATTAAGTAAATTAGATGATCTAGTTAAGCAAGCTCAATACAAATTAGATTTTGATCCAAAGCATTGATATGTACTTAATAGCACGCCACCAAGAGGTGGTTTTTTTATGTCTGAATTAAAGGTAGAAGGAAAAATGAGCGAGAAAGGTGCTGACCGTGCAGGACTAATGCAGGCAATTACCAATTTAGGATTAGTCATAGGAATCATTATTATCGCGATTATTTTGGCGCTGAAATAATCGCTCTCTTACAACGTACCGCCTTCGGGCGGTTTTTTAATGCCTGAAGCAAAGCAGAGGGCTAAACAATTAAATCCGCAAGGCGGTATCTCTAGGAGATTTTAAATGTCAGATGAAATCAAAGTTGATCTGGAAAATCCAGAAGTTAAGGCTGCTATTCAAAAAGCTGTTGATGAACAAGTACAGGGTTTAAAAACCAAGAACAGTGAACTCATTACTAAAAACAGTGAATTAAAAACTGAACTTGGTGACTTGAAGCAACAACTTGAAGGAGTTGATCTGGGAGCAATTAAGGAGCTGCTTACCAAGGCAAGTATGGATGAAGAAACGAGACTTATTGCTGAGGGCAAGGTTGAGGAAGTCATCCATAAACGTACCGAGAAGATGCGTGAACAGCATGACAAATTACTCAATGCTGAAAAAGAACGGGCTGATAAAGCAGAAGCTTATGCCAACAAGTTCAAGCAGTCGGTTGTTCAGAGCCAGATTGTACAGGCTGCTCTTGAGCTGGAGGCTTTGCCGGAAGCAACAGCAGATATCGCATTTCTTGCCCATTCTAAATTTGTACTCGATGAAAACGGTAAGGCCGTAGCAGTCGATACACAAGGCGAAGTAATCATCGGGAAAGACGGTAAGACGGCGTTATCACCAAAAGAATGGGTCGAAACCTTGCGTGAGCAAAAGCCTTATTTCTGGCCTAAAGCAAATGGAACAGGTTCACCTGGTAGCACCAATACAAAAGGACAGGTTGATATCACTAAACCAGATGGTTCGGTGAATCTGACCAAACTTGCCCAATTACGAAATGAAAATCCGCAGCTGGCGAAAGAGCTGGCGGCTAAACACGGTATTAATCTTTAAGGAGTAAAGCCTAATGGCTGAGACAAAAATTGCTGATGTAATCGTACCCGAGTTATTCACTCAGTATGTTTTAAATAAAACTGCCAAGAAATCCGCTTTATGGCAATCAGGAATTGTAGGGGAGCTGGATGTTGAAGTTGCTTTCGGTACCCAAGGCGGTTCAACCGTAAATATCCCGTTCTGGAACGATTTGGACGGGGAATCTGAAGTACTTTCAGATGCGACGCCTCTAACCGTAAACAACATTGCTGCGGGTCAGGATATTGCTATTTTGCATGCACGTGGTAAGGCATGGGGTGCTAATGATCTTGCAAAAGCTTTATCTGGTGACGATCCTCTTGGTGCAGTTGGGGATTTAGTAGCAGATTACTGGGCACGTGAGTTTCAAGGCTTTACCGTGAATACACTTAAAGGTGTGTTCGGTTCTGCAAGTATGGCAAGCAATACACATGACATCTCTGCGGGTACTGGAGCCGCGGCAGTTATCGATGGTGTTTCATTTATCGATGCCTCCTACAAGCTTGGCGATGCAGTCGATAAATTAACGGCTATTGCTATGCATTCGGCGACCATGGCTGCTTTAGCTAAGCAGGGCTTGATTGAAACCGTACGTGATGCAGATGGTGTTGTGCTCTACAAAACCTTCATGGATCGTCGTGTGATTGTCGATGATGGTATGCCAGTTGATGGTGATGTATTCACATCATTCCTGTTCGGACAAGGCGCTATCGGCTTTCAGGATATCGGTGCACCTGTAGGTGTTGAGACGGATCGAGACAGTCTCGCGGGCTCTGACATTCTCATTAACCGCCGTCACTTTGTCTTGCATCCTCGTGGCATCAAATGGGCTGGTGCAATGGGTGTTGCTCCGAATAATGCAGGTCTTTCATCTGATACCAATTGGGAACGCGTTTACGATCCAAAGCAGATTCGTATTGTGGCGTTCAAGCACAAAGTTAAATAAAGACAGGCGGAATTATCCGCCTTTTCTTTTGGAGATAAATCAATGGGCCTATCCGCATTTAACCGCATGAGAGAACGTCAAATGACACAAGCACAAGTAACTGAACTTGAAGAACAACTGGCAACGCTGAAAGGTGAGTTTATTGCATTCCAGAATGATCCGGAGGCAATGAAAGCACGTATTGCTGAGCTTGAGCTAGGTGAAGGTAGTCAGAATCCGGAAGGTGATCAAAAGCCAAGTGAAGTTCAAGCAATTAACTACGCAGGACTTAAAGTTGATGAGCTTCGAGCTGTATTAACTGAAAAGGGTATTTCATTTGAATCAGGCGCTAAAAAAGATGAGTTGTTAGCACTTCTTCCCAAGGAATAAACCATGAGCTTTATCACTGAACAAGAAGCGATAGAATATGTTGAAGGCTTTGATGCTTTATCTGCCAGTGATAAGGCTCAATACCTTCAGATGTCAGAAGCTTATCTATTAGCACGTAATGTTAAACCTTATGAAGATGCCACTCTGGTTCCTGAGTCCCTCAAAACTGCCTCTTATCAAATCATCAAGGGCATTATAAAGGGGGAGCTATACCAAGGTCAGGAACAGACATTAAAGCGTAAGAAAGTTAAGGCTGATACTGTTGAGACCGAAAAGGAATATCAGGATGGATCAGTAAAACTTAGTGCGATCGAGCAATTTATTCTTGATTTGATCAAGCCGTATAGCAAAAGAAAATCCGTATTTTTTGTCAGGAAAATCTAATGGGCTTACGTGACGAAATTCAGGCAGATATTGCTGAAGCATTTAATGAGGATCTAGCAGACGCCGTTCATACATTTACGTGTGAGCGAGTCACTAAATCAAATTGGGATCCTAAAACTGAAACTTATATTGAGGTTAAAGATAATTATTCTGGTCGTGGTGTTCTGTTTGGCTCATATAGTCAATATGAAATACAAACGCTTGGAGTACTGGCTACGGATAAAAAGGCTACTGTGCTGCAGAATGAAGTATCTATGACGCCTAAAATTGATGATGAGTGGATAACTGCCTTAGGTTCATTTCGAATCATCCATATTCAGCAGGATCCTGCTGCGACAATTTGGAAATGCCAGTTGAGGAAAATATAGGAAAAATTCTATATTATTAGGCTCGAAATATAGGAATTTTTATGAATAAGAAATTTTTACTATGGAGCATAATTTTATTATCAGGTTGTTCATCTGTTAATAATCCAGTGAAGCAAGATTTAACTCCAACTAATATCTCAGATGCGTATAAAGAAATTTCTGAAATCAAGGATTACAAATCTCGCTTATTTTTAAATTATGCAAAAGAAATAAAAACAAAATACCCAGAGATGAAGACCTCAACTTATGGTCGTCCAATGTCTATAAGATTTAATCCAGTAAGTTCAGATTACTATTATGAGCATAAAAATGACAAAAAATGGTTAAATTTTTATCTATCACAGAGTTTTGATGAAAAAATATGGAGAGATCTTTATGTATATTCAAAACATTCAGGAAATTATCAAGCATCTAAAGATGAAGCTATTAAATATTGTAAAGAAATTACTTCACTTATCTCTCCAAGCTTCAGCATTGTAATAGACAAATTAAGTCGTGATTTAGAATTAAAAGAAAAGAAAGGATCTGTACGAGCACTCAGTACTTTCAGTGGAAGTTTTAATATCTTGTTAAATGGTGAGGAGTTTGATGAAGGTGGGCCCTTTATATGTAATATTACTCAGTTTGAAGATAGTTAGACTACTGAAAAAGATAGCTGAATTGATTGATTTTCTATTAATTAAAATATCCCTTTATAAATTTAATGAAATTATATGACTACAACTACCCATAGTTCACTTTATATTTCTCGTACAAGTAATTACGAGGGCGATGGAATTGACGATAAAGAAGAATTTATTGAGTCATGCAACATCCATTTTAAAGATCTATTCAAAGATCAAAAATCAATCTCTACACTTTCTGGAACTGAAAAAAAATACTTTGATAAGTGTGTTTCGGCTTCAAATGATAAATATGCTGCTGAAGAGGTTATTTATGATCTTGGTGTTGGGTTTGCCATACTAGTTGTTTTGATGGGCATAGGCTGGGGGTTTTATGAGGCGAAAAAATCTTTAAATACTCCAATGATAATTAATCCCAAGGAGAATTCTGAGAATGAGGCCAATGGAGGTCATATTTCTGACGGAGTCATTGTAGTGCTTATTTCCGTAATTATTGCTGCATTTATTTATCTAATTTTTAGTTTTGTTTCCGGAATATGGATATCGATTAAATATTAAAGTTTTGAGTAGGGTAGATATGGAACCAAAATGTATTAGAAAATTCAAATTGTAATATAAATTTATGGATATAAGTTCAAACCCACTTCGGTGGGTTTTTTAATGGGCGCAAGTTAGGAGTTTAGATGATAAGTACAGATTATGTTCCTTTATGGCGTATCTCACCATTTCAACATGTGCATTACACACTGGCTAGAAATCAACTCCATATGGATCTTCTATTTGAGGATATGAATCATGTGGATCAGTTCCTTTCCATTAATGGTGCAGCGGCTCAAGTCGATTATTATTTTGATGGCGCATATGCCATTGTCCAGCTTGGCGATACATCAGAAAGAAAACCAATTGAGGTATATGGACTGCTTTTACATGAAGCGGTTCATGTGTGGCAGAAGATTAGAAAGCTAATGGGTGAAAAGGAGCCTAGCTCAGAATTTGAAGCTTACTCAATTCAAGCAATCGCTCAAGACCTTTTTGAAATGTACGAAGAAAGTGAGGTGAAACATGGGATGGAAGGGGAAAAAGCCAACTGATTTTAGTTTTGATGTGGCTAAATCAGCAGAAGATCAGGTGAAGAAAATCACCATGGATACAGTGCAATCACTAGTCGTTTCAAGTCCCGTTGATACTGGTGCTTACAGATCTTCTCATATTGTTTCTATTGGATCTGGTGACTTTGGAGCACGTGAACCTGAAACAAACGCTGTTCAAGATGCCGCTATTCAGGCCGTGAAATTTAAGCTGGGTAATTTGATCTATATTCAAAATAATCAGCCATATGCAGAACGCTTAGAAAATGGTTGGTCTGATCAAGCGCCGCAAGGTATTTACAACACTACATTTACTTATATTACTCAAAAGTATGGTGGCTAGAATGGTAATGACATTAGAGCAAACTAGACAAGCTATTATCAGCCGCATGCAAAGCTTTACAGGTATTGCTCAGGACAGAATCCAGTATCCAAATGTATCAGGCTTTACGGTACCAAAGGACGGTTTGTGGTGTCGTTTAACGATCGCTGGTGGGCCTAGTTTTATATCCGGAGTCGCTGATAAGCCTTGTACACGCCGTACTGGTAATATTATGGTTCAGTGTTTTGCTCGGCCTAATTCAGGAATTATGGAAATTACTAAACTAAGCGATGCATTGCTTGCTCATTTTGAATATTACTCATTCGATCATCTTGAGTGTTTACAAGGGCAATCTAGTTATTCTGAACAAAACAAAGACTTTGTTCAGAATAACTTAATAATTTCTTATGTGATTCATTAGTAATTCTACATTATTTTCATTTATATTATGTAAAAATGTAAATAATTTGGTTAAATCCTTTTTTTTATTTTTTGCATATTTTATTTTAGTACCAAATATTATTTTTGATAAATGAGAAATATGCAAAATAAAAAGTTGATTTGGTTAATTGTCTTAATATTAATACTTATTGGTTTTATCTACTACTTCTATCCTAAGAATCAAGAGGATAAATTGAATTCTCAGCAAGGTAGCTCCGAAACAAAAGAGAAGTTAAATAAAAATAATTCAATAGCTTCAAATGAAGTTAACCGAAAAGTTAAGTTCGAAAAATTCAATCCACAGCTGAATTGGAAGGATAAAAAACTTAAAATTAATGGTAAAGAAATTGATTATAGATTTGGAGAAGGTAATCCCGAAGAAGTAGCCTTAAATCCTGAAGATTATCGTGCTAAAGGTGATCATGATGGAATTCCGTATGTCACTCCAGAAACAGAAAAGAATCTCAATGATTTTTTGTCTGACTCCGATTTACCCGATATTTTAGATAAATGTGAAAATTATAATCGTAATGAGATGGCTAGGCTTAATCCAAATATTCCTGCTAATCAGCTACCTATTTTATTATCTTCAAGTGACTTTGATATCGAAAACTTGATGAAGGTAGACCCTAATACTGGGCGAAAAGAAATAGATTTATCAATTATTAATAGAATAAATGACTTCATGAATACATTAAGTAACCCTATGTCTGGTGATGAATTCGCTGTTAAATGTGCAGGTACTTCATATTTACAAAGCATTGAACGTATAAAACAAAAATTTACTACTTTAAATAAGTCATATACCAATACGGGAGGAGGCGTATTAGGTAAAGAGTGGACACGTTAATTTTAAAAAAACTTAATTATTCCTTTGAGGATATTTCTATGAGAAAAAAGCTTCCAACAACAATAATGGCTGCTGTTTTAAGTACTTCTGTATTTGCAGATGCGCCGCGTAAATCACCTTGGAATTATACTTCAGCTTCTAATTATGCTTATCAATGGGCCTTATCTCGAAATGCAAATTATATAAATTTCTCTAATGATTGTACTAATTTTGCTAGTCAAGCTCTAAGGGCCGGTGGGTGGAAAGATACAGTTTCTTTGCAATCGACACAGGCTTCAAGTTGGTACTATAAATCTGCTACAAGCTACGCTCAAACCTGGTCAACTGCAAATGGTCTACGATATCGTTTTACTAATGGTTATGAGCTTGGAACAACTAAATTACCAAGAAGTCTTTTAGGAACAGTACCTGAATATTTACATACTGATATTCGATTAGGAGATATTATTTTTGCTGATTGGAATGATGATGGAATTTATGACCATACTATGGTGGTTACGCAAGTAAATTTAACTTCAACTTTGGTTAGTTATCATTCCAATGATAATAGAGACAAATCTATGTTAACTATTTCTTTGGAAAATCCAAACGCCCGCTTTGAGGTTTATCACATAACTTAAATATGCTGTAATTTAAAAAGGGCGCATTTCGCGTCCTTTTTTATTGCTTCGTTATAGCCACCTCATAGGTGGTTTTTTTATATCTATAGGAATCACTTATGAGCAATTTTGTTTTTAAGCGTGGTGACACATTCAACTTAAATTTGCAGCTCGTTGATATGGATGATGCGCTGCAATATCCAGCCAATGATGTACGTCGAGCGATTGATTTAACGGGTTATACCTTTACTTCTCAGGTCAAAACTTTGGATGGTACCGCTGTAGCAACATTAACTTGCGCCGCACTGAGCCAAGCGACTCAGAAAGGGTGGTTGAACGTGAAGTCGAGTGCAACTACAACAGCTTGGCCTTTAGGTTTGTGCCAGATGGATATCAAAGCAGTTTTAGGTGGAGTAATCCAACATACTGAAACCCTGACATTCCAAGTTATTGATGGAGTAACGGCATAATGGCAAATCTAGTTTTTAAATTTTCATGGGATCATCGGCCCTTTCAATATAACTCTGCTCAAGGAAAGCGGCAGTTTATGCTTCCTTTTGCCTCAGGTATTCCAAATTTAACACCCGACTGGTCGCAGGTAACAGGGCTTGGCACAGCGGCCATAAGAAATACCGGTATTGGAAACGGAGAGGTTGCAACTTTCGGTCCATATGGTGTTGCTGATTTTGGATATGGAGCTTCACCAGTATCTGAACCGGAAACAGATTTGGATTTAGTTTATAAGTCTGGTACTCAAAAAACACGCTTTAAAAATGCGCCCTCTAATATTTATACAAATCCATTTGTGGCGGGTTATGGACCTTCAATTGTGATTACACGTGGAGGTCTTACTGGAACGGAGTTATTCTTACCGTATTACACCTCAACTCGTGCCAATAACATGGCAGTAATCGCATGGAGTTATAACTCTTCTACTGGAAATCTTAGTAAAACCGAGCAAATTGTTTATACGAGCAAGAACGCCATCATTTATACGACAGATAATAGTGCCACAAGTGGGAAGTTGGTTACTGTGGCTAATACAGGCGAACTGAGTTCAAAAGGCTTTACTGTCGATTCTAACGGGGTTTATAAAGCAGCTTCACCGATTGCAAGACTGTTTGCTGATTCACTTGAACTGAATGAAGACGCTTCAAAACAGCCGATTAGCTTTGAAAAGATAGATGTTGGTGACTATCTGATTAAAGACTCCCTAGGCTTTGCTAAAGAAGGCTGGTATATCGAAATGCCCAAGGATGCTAATGGCAATGTAGTTGTAGCCGTGTCTTATGAGCAGCTTGAAGATGGAGACATTTCAGTAAAAACCTACAAGAAAAAGTTCGATATCGAGACAGCCTCAATTATTCCTGATTTCGATAGTCCTGTAGATATTCCTGAATCCCGCTGGATTGATATTCGATTGCATGAAGAACCAGAGCCTGAAGAGCCACCAAGTGAAACACCCGTCGAGTTTCAGCCGACTAACTTATCTGAAGCAGTAGCTGCGGCACTAAATGGTATAGAACCGCCTGAATCCTCAAACCCTGATGAAACTCTTTAAAGGACCGCTTAATTAGCGGTTTTTTTACACCCATTTTTTAAACGACCCGCTGATGAAGCGGGTTTTTTAATGCCTAAATTTTGGAGAACCATAAATGAGTTCAGGCGCAAAAATTCGATTATATGCTTGTGAAGAAGCAGTACTGGGAACAACTCCAGCTAATCCAATCTGGTACGTCGTTCGCCGTGTGAGTGACGGATTATCAGAAAACGTCTCTACAGAAGAAAGTAGTGAAGTTGTAGATTCACGCTTTCGTCAGGGTGGAGTGGTTACTGAAGCTGAAGTGGCTGGTCAGTTAGAGTTTGAATTATCTGTAGGAACATTCGATCTATTTTTGAGTGCTCTTGCATTTAACAACTGGGCAGCAAATGCACTTAGCTTTGGTGGCACAGTACGTAAATCATTCACTCTGGTTAAAGTATTTGAAGATGTTGGACAGGTCTTTATTTACCGTGGTGTTCAGGTAAATACGGGTGAAATCACCATTCAGACCACAGGAAAGATTACTGGTAACTTTGGCTTGGTTGGTAATTCCTTTACTCGTCAGCAAGTAAACCCAGTTACCAATCCAGTAGCAGCATCAAGCCGCCCACTGGTCAGTATGCCTAACGTTGAAAACTTACTTGTGAATGGTCAATCTATTCAAGGTAAGGCATGTATGCAGTCACTCACACTATCAATTAATAATAATCTTGAAGCTATCCGCTGTATTGGTTCAGGTAAGTACACACCAGAGTTCTATTTAGAGAAGATGATGGATATTGAAGCGAATGCTTCATTTATGTTCTCGGCCACAGCTGCAGGTTGGATTGATGCCATTAAAACCCGTGATGTATTCACACTAACATTTGATATTAAAGACAGCAAAGGCAGTAAGTACTCGTTCAACTTTCCTCAATTGGAAGTAATGGAAGCTAATCACCCAGACGGAGGTGGTGATGACATCATCACTTTAGATATCAACTTTGCTCAAGTCCGTACAGCTCCGACGATTGTACGAGCGCTTGTGTAATTCAAATTAATAAACCTTAAAGCCTATGGAATCCCATGGGCTTTTTTATTTTCTAAATTTCAGAGGTAGGTATGGCTTTAAAAGTCGGAATTGTTCGAAGCTCAGAAGTATCTAAGTGGTGCGTATTTGAAACCGTAGATGGACAGGCTGAGTTTAAAATTCGTGGGATTGGTTATAAGCCGTTTCAAGTTGCGTTAGAAAAGGCAGGCAATCAGATCTCATCTAAAGGCTATGACGTGATGGTAAAAGATGAGAACGGAAAGCTTTACCATGAGCTTTTGTTGGATGCTGCTGGAGCGCATTTAATTGAAGACTGGAAGGGTGTTGTTTTTGCAGAAGTGGTAGATGGTGTAACAGTTGAAATTGATCAACCTTACACGCCTGAAAATGCATCTAAGCTGCTTAACCTTGGTGATATTGGTTTATTGATCTGGTCGTTCGTTAAAGAGCAAGCTCAAAAGATCCAGGAAGAGGCTGACAAAGATAAGGCGACGATTTTGGGAAAGTCATCGAACTCTACAAGTACCAAAAGACCTATGCGTCGAAAACGCCGCACGAAATCGAACAAATCAAGTTCTTAGGTGGGCATATCCCAGATCCACCTGAATATTCTTATGCAGCAGATTCAATCCTTTCTGCCTTTTATACGATTATCAGATCTAGGCGATATGAGCAGGGCATTCCGCTATCTTTAGATCAGCAGGCTATCAACGTTTATGCAGATCATAACGATATGCCAGTTGATGCTCATATCTTCAATGATTGTATATTTGCCCTGGATAATCTATTTATTGAAGAGGCTCATAAGAAGATTTCTAATAAATTCAAAAAGTAATAAATAGCTATCTACGTGATGGCTATTTTAGTTATTGTGCCACACATACTCTAAAGTCTTCAAAAAACAGTACATGCCAGCTCTATTCAAGCTTTCACAGCATGAATACACCGAGCAAACTTTAACTAGAGATTTTGGTGCTGTAATTAATTTCTACAAAAAACTTTTGTCGTTAATTGCGGTTGAAATCATTTATAATTTAATCACTTTTTATACTTTCAAATAAATATTTTAATACTTGGATCAATATGAAAATTCTCTTAAAAGTTTTATTAAGTTTATCGTTCTGTTTTGCGCTTAATGTTTCTGCTAGTGATCCTAATAATTTAATCGAAGTAATGCCTCCAAATTTACACTGGAAGCAAATCCCTAAAATTAATATTAGTGATCAGGAACTTCAAGGATATGACAGAGAGGTTGTTGTAGGTTTTTTAGCGAATGAAAAGGGTAAAGTAGTAGATACTACAATCATTAAAAGTAGTGGTGTTGAATCTCTAGATAAAAAAAGCTTAAAAGCCATGAAGAATGCTAGCTTTTACCCTTATCAAGAAAATGGTTTTTATGTTGGATTTTATGGTAAGCAGCCATTTAGTTTTGATGTTTCTAGAAAACCAAAATTTGCAGTTTTTCCTGAGATTAAGGTGAATAAAGATGATGTTAAAGGGCAAATCAGATATATGAGTATTTATTCAGAAGCAGATGATAATGGCAATATCACAGTTGCAAAGATTCAAAAAAGTACCGGTTTTCAAGAATTAGATAATTTTGTTTTAGATGAATTCCGTAAAAAAGCAAAATTTTTCCCTTTGATAATTAACGGCAAATCTTATCCGATTAGTGATACTACAAATTTAACGCTAACTAAGTTTTCTACTCTTCACTACTAGAATATTATTAATTTAATAGACACTGATTTATAAAATGACAAAATCTAAGAGAAACCTAATGAAAAGGCTTTATCTATTTACACTTATGTTTACATTGATAGGAACGGTTCAAGCCAAATCAGTTGAAAATATGGAAGTAAAGAAAAAGTGTGAAATATTTACAGAATTAGCATTGGTCTATTTAGATAATTATTTCAAGGGTCAAAGTCGAGAGGAACAATATCATTTAGTTAAAGAAAATACTCGAGATGAAGTATTGATTGTTTTTAGTAAAAAATTAATTGACACTGTCTACGACTATACTCCATTAACGATGAATGAAAGTGATAGAAAAGCATACAGGAAAGAATATTCATCATTGTTTTTTGATAAGTGCATGCGAGGTTATAAATCTTCTAAATGAATTTTATACACACTACATAACCACCTTCGGGTGGTTTTTTAATGTCCTAAGTGTTAAATTTTAGCCATTATTAAAATGGGTAACTTCATGAAAAAAATTATTTTGTTAGGGTTAATTTGTTTGTCTTCTTCTTCATGGGCAGAACATAAAAACCTCGGAACTTGTGAGATTTCAAAAGATAAAATTATTGTTGGTGATGTGGGGTTGGGGAAATCAGTTAAGGAATTAGCATCAAAGGATTATAGAAGGCTTGAACTTGAGAATGATGTTTTTAACAAAATAGGGGCAAAGGAATATCGTGTTTCTATCTTAAATAGGACTAATGATATGTGGTTAAGTGGTCAACCAATCTATGATTTTAACTTCATAACCTATGATCCAAAAAATTATAAAATTTTAAGTTTTGGATTAAGTCTAAGAATGGACGATTTTCCAGTTGGCAAAGTTAAAGATGCCCTTATAACCTTATATGGTTTACCTAAAGCTGGATGGAGCTTGACTCAAGAAATTGATCCTAAATACGGTGACGTCAATGAATATCATTATAGATGTAAGGACTATTGGATAGATATATCACAATCTGGATTGGGAACTAGTCTGAGAATGTATGATAAAGGTGGGGCGAAATGAAAAAGATTATTTTGTTGAGTTTAGTTTTCTTGCCTATTTTGTCGATTGCAAAACCTTCTAAACCTATGAGCGATGATGAACGGGATAAAAATTGCCGAATGTACATGGAATTGGCTAATACTGTCATGATGCAAAAACAAAATGGTTTACCATTGATTAAAGCTTTAGAGGCAAATGATTCAGCACTCAAGAAAACTCCAAATAAAAATATGCATAAAATAACTACTTTAATTATTCGTGATGCTTATGAGCAACCGAGTTATTCAGCCCCATCAATAAAGCAGGAACAGTTAAATGAGTTCTCTGCAAAATATTATTTGGGCTGTATGGCAATGTATGAATAATAGAAACAACCTAGAGTGTACTGTTTTACTGGAATAGGTTCAGGATCAAATATGAAAAAACTTTTATTATTTATATTGTCTTTGAGTGCTTACTCAATTGCGAATGCTGGATTCAATATATTAAATACTCCAGAGGTGATATCGGTAGGTAGATGTCATATGGGATATTGTTCTTGGTCTAAATCCATTAGTACAAAGATCATATCAGAAACAAGTAAAAATGTTTTACTTGAGGCAACCTTGTTGGGTGGTACTTCGGATTTTGATCCTGAAGATAGTAGAGGCGGAGATCAAGATATACGCTGGGACAAAAAACCACACAAATTAATTATTAATTGCTCCTATACAAAACCATCGGTTGGAAGTGGCTCTCAAATAACAATATTGGATTTTAGTAGCGCTGATGGGATGCCAGCAGTATATGATAGTGATATATCAGTTTATTTTAAGTATTGTCATTCCTACACCGATAATGGTGATGCCCCAAAAGAGTTTGGATATATAAATTAACGCAAGTAGAGAAAGCAGCTTAGGTTGCTTTTTTATATAAAGGCTAAATTATTTTAATACATCAGATTGGTAAATATATTTAACTTAAATAGACCCACTCAATGAGTGGGTTTTTTATTGCCTGGAGAAAAGTAAAAATGGCACAAGAATCCCGTTTGGTCATTGTTATTGATTCGCAGAATGCTGAACGTAATGTCAAAGCCTTGGCAGAAGAATTATCAAAATTTACTGATCGAGGTGATTCCGCATCAAAATCTTCAAAAGATATGGGCAAACAGCTTTCTGTTACCAATAACATTGTTCAAAATTTTAATACCACCGTTAATAATTCTAATACTTCAGTTCAAAAAACGGTTGAAGTGACTAAGCAAGCAACTCACCAAAATCATAAATTTGCTCAAGAAATTAAAGCCACAACCAATGAGCTGGATAAACAAGATAAAGCGGCTAATTCATTCGGTATTTCAATTAAAGCTTTGGCTGGATATATGGCAGGCCTGGCTACGGTCAATGCTGCAATTGGTCAAATAGATGCTTATACAGGACTACAAAACCGTTTAAAGCTAGTTACTAAAGACCAGACGGAGTTAAATAAGGCGACTGAAGATACATTCAGAATTGCTCAAAATACCTATTCAGCATGGGATTCTGTTTTACAGGTTTATCAAAGATTTAGTGATAATGCTAAATCTTTAAATCTAACAATGGATGATACAGCGCGTTTAACTGAAACTGTTTCAAAAGCTGTGGCGATTAGTGGCGCGAATGCTTCTGCGGCAGATGCAGCATTAGTTCAATTCGGGCAGGCCTTAGCGAGTGGTACCTTACGTGGTGAGGAACTGAACTCTGTCATGGAACAAACACCGGCTTTAGCAAAAGCTATTGCTCAGGGAATGGGTATTACCGTAGGAGAGTTGCGTACAGTTGCTGCTGAAGGAAAAATTACATCGCAAGAAATTGTGAAAGCTTTAAGAAATGTAGAGTCTGATGTAGATGCATTATTTGGTAGAACTGATATTACGATCAGCCAGTCATTAACTCTTCTTAATAATGAGATTACTAAATTTGTTGGGGAGGCTAGCCAGGGAAGCGGAGCGGCTCAAGTATTATCTGGTTCAATCAAGGTTTTAGCCGAAAATTTAGAATCAATCTCTTATGTAGCTATTCTAGGTGGTACAGCATTACTAAGCAAAGCAATCGCAACACAAGTATCAGCTTTAAATACCAAAGTAGGGTCCTTAGTTGCTGACAATGCTGCATCACAATTGCAAAAGCAAAAGGCGATCGAAAGTGCCAAAGCAGCACTGGCTGAAGCTGAAGCGCATTTAGTTAATGTGCGAGCAACAAATGCCGAAACTCAAGCCAAATTTGGAGCAAGTGCAGCTAGTGCCAGATATGTACTTGCAGCCAATAATGTTGAGAAAGCAACAAAGGCGGTAACTTTAGTGCAAGGTAAAAGCGCTTCAATGGCAGGCTTATTGAGCGGAGCATGGGGATTGATTGGTGGTCCAATTGGGGCAATCACATTAGGCGTGACTGCTTTGGCTGCTACTTATATGTATTTCTCAAGTAAATCTGCTGAAGCCACAGCAAAGCTAAAGGAGCAGGCCGAAGCTGCAAAGTTGACTAAGGAAGAAATTAAAGCTCTTAATGATGAACAACGTAAGGAAAAACTAGGGGATTTAGCAGCAACTTTGGATGATCAGAACAAAGCCTTGAGAGAGCAAGAATTAGCGGTCGGTTCAGCATTGATCAATATCCAGAACTATGCGGTGGGCAATGCCAAAGTTGCTGAAATTTCGAATAAGGCCAGACTTGGCACCATTTCATATACAGAGGCGATTGAGCAATTAAAGAGTCAAAAGATTCCGTCCGATTTACGGGATGCATTGCTTAAACAAGTGAATGCCTATGATGAAGCAGCTGAAATTGCTGCCAAGACCAAGCATACATACAGCTTATTTGGTGTTGAGGTAACACTTGCAGGAAATAAAGCTGAAAATGCTATCGTAGGAGTGGATAAAAACACCAAGTCCTTGAATGAGAATGAAAGGGCTGCATTAGCTGCTAAAAATGCACAAAAACAATATGCCGATTCATTGGCAGATCGTAAATTTGAAGCATTAGTTACCAAAGGTTTACTTGCCAAAGGTTACTCACCTGAACAAGTTAAGCAAATGGTTGAAACTGCAAGCTGGGCGCGGAAAAGCGGAGTAGAAGTTTCTAATGAATTATATCAGATTGGTTTGCAGACTCTTTCGATAGAGGAACAAAACAAGAATGTGATTGATGCGAAGAATAAAGCATTAAAGGAAACAACTAATGAGTTATCTAAACAGCAAAAACTTTCGAAACGATTAGTCGGTGTGTCAGGCCAGTCAGGAATTGGTACAGGACCACATCTTGATGTTCGTTATGGCGGTTCAATGTCTGGCCAGAAAGTTTCTAATGAACATCTTGCGCGATTGCAGGCAGGTGGCAAACCTCTATCCAATTACAAGATCAGTTCCAATTATGGTCCACGAAAAGCCCCTACTAAAGGGGCTTCTTCATTTCATAAGGGTATTGATTTTTCAATGCCTGAAGGCACACCAATCACGACTAATGTTCCGGTGAAAGACATTAAGACCCGTTACGATAGTAAAGGTGGCGGTTATGTCAGTGAGGTGATATTTGAGGATGGTGTATCCCTAAAACTTCTTCACCAATCACCAAGTATGCAAAGCAAGGTTAAAGGTGGGGCAAGTAAAGGAAGTGATAAAGCTTCAGGTGATATTCAATCACAACTTGATCGTCAACTAGATGCTCAGCGGTCACTTGAAAATGAAGTGGCCACTGAAGTACAGCGGATCCAGAATAACTTAACGGTTAGACTGGAGGATGTTGATAAGGCCGGTTTTTCACCAGAACGTACAGCCGAAATCAAGGCAGAATTACAACGCCGTGCTGATAATGATATTGCGATCGCTAAACAAGCTATTAGCAGCAAACTTGAGGACTATAAGGAGTTCCAGAAAACCGAGACTGAACTACTTAAAGAAAATTTTAATCGCAGGAAATTTAATGCGGCTCATAATATTGAATTAAGTAAGTCTGAACAGAAACAGGCAGTGGAATTGCTGGAACAGCAATATCAGCAAGAAAACGCGCTTATAAAGTTGGCTCAAGAGCAGCGTTTATTTCAAGCTAAACAAGCTTTGTTGACAGAAACCCAAGCCATGCAGGAACGCTATAGATTAGAGCGGGAGGAAATAGCAAAAACTGTTAAAGATACTGAGGAACGTCAAGCAAGAATCGCGTTCTCAAAAGCCAATCAGAACAAAGAGACACGCGACAAAGTTAATAATGCTGTTCAAAACTGGGGCGGTATACAGGCTGATATGAATGGTACCAGCGAATTTTATAGACAGGATCAAGAACGATTTAGTCGATTGGGTGCTGCTAATGATTTGGCTGATAGTAAATTTGGTGCTGCTGATTTAGATGAACAAAACTCATTAGAAACACTCAATGCTCAGTTTGAGCAGCAGCTTATTAGTCAGCAAGATTTTGAAAACCAGAAAACTGCAATCATTCAAGCTGCTCAAGAGCAACGCAATCAAATTGGTAGTGAATATGCTCAGAACGCTAAAGATATTGAAGACAAATATCAACAGGATCGACTGAACACCCAAATAGCTCTTGGTGGGCAAATGATGGGTTCAGTCACCTCAATGTTTGGTTCTATGTTTGGCGAACAATCCAAAGCCTATAAGCTTATGTTTGCGGCGGATAAGGCTTATGCGATCGCTGCGGCCGGACTTGCTATTCAGCAGAATATTGCAGCAGCTGCAAAGGTTGGTTTTCCTTACAACTTACCTTTGATTGCTGGAGCCGTTGCACAAGGTGTCAGCATTATTGCAAACATCCGGGCAATTAAGGATCAAGGCTTTGCGGATGGTGGTTACACTGGCTCTGGTGGTAAGTATGAAGCTGCGGGTATTGTCCATAAAGGCGAGGTGGTCTGGTCACAGGATGATATCCGCCGTTGGGGTGGAGTTGGTTTAGTCGAGAATATGCGTAAGAGCTCAGGTCCTGAAGCATTTATCAATAACCATGCTCAAAACAACACTTCTACAGAGAATGTCTTTAATCGTTCTTTCTTAAGCTCAAAAGCTTTTAATGATAGTCAAAGTATCTCGAATATTTTTAATCAACCTACTCGAGAAAATCAGATTATTACTAAAGGCTTTGCTAACGGTGGATTTACTGGAGGAGCTGTTTCAAAGCCTCCCGCTTCCGCTCGTTCAGATTTATTCCACGACGGAAAAGTTTACTTCTCATCCAATGGTTTAGTTCAGGATAGGTCAAATCTCGAAGTTGTACAGGACTTTACCTCTGGGCAATCTCCGCGTCCTCAAGCTGAGTTTATGCCTTCTTTTGAGCAATCTTCTCCAACTATCAATTTCAAGATTGAAGTACTGAATCAAGTCAATGGGGCAACAGTTGAAACTGAACAACTGGATGAGAAAACTGTCCGGATCATCGTAAGAGAAGAACTGGATAAGCAACTTCCAAAAGCGGTACCAAAATTAGTTAGTGAGGATATTAAAAATCCGAACTCTCTAGTTAGTCGGTCATTGACTGAGAATACGACAGCAAGACGAAATCGATAACTAAACATCGTTGGTTTGAAGTATTCCAGATTCTAAATGATGTAAAAATGAATATAAATGGAATGTTAAATTTTATACATTTAATTTAGTGTTGGATGAATATCGTGCAGTAATTTCTTATAAACTGGTTTTATGCCTTTTAATTTCTATTGACACGTTCTATTATTTTTTCAAGCGAAGCCGACTCTAAACAAGTCGGCTTTTTTAGTGCCTGAAAAAAGTAGTGGAAAAAATTGAGAGATTTCTAGTTATGTCAAAAGTTTAAAAATATGGACAAGTTCATTCTAAACAAAATTTAGAAATTGAAACTGTTAACTCTAATAAAGCAAAAACCCCAGTGTTGGTAGCACTGAGGTTTTTAGTTCCACTTAATCGTCGAGAATCAAGGAGAAGAATTACTATGCATGAAATTATAGCAGTGATTTTAAAATATGTAGAGGCAACTATGGAAAAATATGGTTTTGTAAAAGTAACAGGATCTATCTTTTTCGGAATTTTTCTTTGGCAGTTTTCGAACATTATTAACGCTCTGGCCAAGCTTATTGAGGTGGTTCAATGAAAGATAAATATACCTGGTGGGATGTTGGTAAACCAATATTAATGATCTCCATCCCAATATTACTATGGAAGTTAGATTCCATAATATTAGCGTTAAAATCCTAGAAACCGACCTAATTAAAAGTCGGTTTTTTATTGCCTGCAGGAAAGTTATGTACAAGTTAAAGCTAAATCCTCAAACAAATGGCTACGGCGTAACACCAGGTGATGATGTAAAGCGTCAGCAAATGGATGGAGGGCGAGGACGCTATTACATCGATGTAAAACGTAATAGTCACATTGTCGATGTGAACTGGAATTTAAGTAAAACCGATTTCAATAAAATGATGGCCTTCTGGCGTGTTTACCAAAGCAAACCAGCATCATTTTATGCGGATCTTGTTATTGATCAGGGAGCGCGCCAGCAATATCAATGCAACTTCATTCCCAACTCATTCAAGACTAACGAGGTGAATGGAAATCTTTACCGGGTAACCGCTCAGATTGAAGTTGTTCAGAACCAGCCGAACCTTACAGCTGATGCAGCATTGATCAAAGATTGGGAGGTCTAATGGATAATGAATACGCCAAGTTCTTTCTCAATCGTAAAGTCGATATCTATCAACTGGAGTGTATTGAGTTATCACATCCATCTTTTCTAAACACTTATCGTGTTGTTCGTAATGATGATCGAGGTGTCTATGTACAGCACAGAGAAGGGTCAGGCCAGTTCTACTATGAATATTTACCATTAACGATTCAAAGATCCGGAATGTTAGGTGATCTGGATCAGACTTTAACTGTCTCAGTTTCAGGTCTTGGCGATATATTGCCGGATGAGTTTGAGCGAGTGCTGGAAGGCCAATTTGCAGATGTTAAACCTATTGTGAATTATCGGCTCTATAGTTCAGATAACTTGAATACACCAATCCATTATTTGCTAGGTCTTCAACTTGCAGGTGTTTCAATGAACCATAAAGCTGTGACTTTCAAGGCTGAATCACCTCGTTTAAATACCTCCAAAACTGGTGACATTTTCTCACTAGATAGATTTAGTGGACTGAAGGGAGCTGTATGAAAAGTCATGATCATTTGCTTGATAAGCAATACGACGAAGAACACTACAACTGTGTTCACTTTGCACATGAAGCCGCTCTAGATCTATTTGGAGTAGACCGGAGTGAAGCTTTGGATTTGTTCATGAAACCTAAAGGTCATATCGAGTTTAAAGTCTCACGATTAAAGCTCTTAAATCCGCTGCCCATGCCCAAGGAAGGCTGCATAGTCGCCTTCCATCCAAGACAAAGAAATAAGCCCCCGCATGTGGGGCTTTTTCGTGGGCAGAAGGTTTTACACCTGATGGAGAGTGGAGTCACTTATTTAGCTGAAGACGTCATTAAAGCAATGGGGTTTAGTCGGGTCAGTTACTATGATTAAGATTATTTATAAACAGGATCCTTTGTCTGAAGAGAAGACAATTGAGCATGCCGAAACTATCGGGCAATGGCTTACTTCAAAATATGAATACTTGCCTGAGCATGTTCGTATTTTTCATACATCAAGCAATATGGATCATGCGGAGATCTCTTTTGCCAATGAAGTTACTCCTAAGAATGCTCACGACTTAAAGCAGCTTGATTTCTTGCCGGGTACTTTCATTGTGATTGAAAACCCGAAAGGGATGCCTGCGCTTATTGCTGCTATCGTCTCTATTGTTTTAAGTGTGGCGATCGCATTTCTAATGCCCGCGCCGTCAATTGCCCAAACTACTCAGAATAACAATCAATCCTCATCTGCAAATAACGAACTTTCAAATCGCGAAAACAAAATGCGGGTGAATGGCCGTATTGCTGATATTTACGGGGCTGCTTGGGATACGCCTGACTTAATTGCAGTTCCTTACAAAGTCTATGAAAACAATGTTGAAGTTGAACATCTTGTTGGTTGTATTGGGCGTGGTCACTATCATATTAAAGGCGCTTACGATGGTGAAACCAATATTGTTGATATTGCAGGTGCATCGGTCGAGGTCTTTCGACCAGGTGTCGATATAGTATCCGGACAGCCTTATTTTTCGCTCGGTAGCGAAATTACTACACCGCCTTTAACTGTTCAGCATCAAAACTCAGTGAATGGTCAGATATTGCGGCCAGCCGATACTCAAAGTCTAGAGGGCACAAATTATCTTCAATTTGCATATCCAAACGAGATCCTGCGAGCAGCCGCAAACAATACTGATTTAACGACTAAGTTTGTCAGCAATGACCGAGTTGAAATTACTAATGCTTCTTTTACTTATAATGGGCAAACATACGATTTAAATGGTACGTACAGCGTCTTATCCGTTGCTGATGACCGAATGGCCTTATCAAATCCGGCAGCAGTAAATCCGAATTGGCTAAAGCTAAAAGAGCTCACTAATCAGCAAACTGGTGCTTTATCTCCAAAGCTTTCATCTATTGGCGAGAAGTGGATTGGTCCATTCATTCTGGACAACATTGAACGTAGTCGTGTCATCTTTAACTTTGTGGCGAACAATGGGCTTTATACCGTCTCTTCAGGAGGTAATCAGGCGGCTGTAAATGTCACAATTGAAGTTGAAGTAACTCCAGTGAATGAGTCTGGTGCAGCTATTGGCAACCCAATGCTAAAACAGATCATTCTCAAGGGTTCAGCTAAGTCACGGCAAACTGTCGGTGCAACGCTGGATATGGTCACATTTCAAGGGCGCTGTAGCGTACGTGCTCGCCGATTAACACCAACTCCAGCAGTGACAACCGTAGTAGATGAAGTGAAGTGGCAAGCACTCTACGGTGCTTATCCATTACAAAGCACGATGTATGAACATGAAACGGTTTTCCGTGCACGTACATATGCAACGACTGGAGCCTTATCTGTTAAGTCGCGCAAGATCAATTTCGATCTTCAGCGGATGTTGCCAACATACAAAAATGGAGCGATGACAGCAGAGTTGTTCCCAACTTCAAGCTTTGCAGATGCTTTGGTTTCAATGGCGCTCGATGACAAGATTGGCCGCCGTACGATCAATGAGATTGATATTGAAAACATCTATCGTACTTATAACGATATTGTCGATTACTTCGGTACGCCTTTAGCTGCTGAGTTCTGTACAACCATTGATGACACTAATCTTTCATTTGAAGAGCTGGTCACCAACCTTTGTGATGCTGTTTTTTGTACGGCATATCGACAGAACAACAAGCTAAAGATCTACTTTGAACGACCAACAGATAACTCGGTATTACTGTTTAACTTCAGGAATATCATTCCGGATAGTTATAAGCATGATCTAACGCTAGGCATGATGGACGACTATGATGGGTTGATCTATGAATATACGGATCCGACCGATGATAGTCGTATCAATATTTATTTGCCGGATAAGGGATCCAAGAATCCCAAAGAAGTTAAATCTGTTGGTGTGCGTAACAAATGGCAAGCTCGTTTTAATGCGTACCGGCTTTGGAACAAGCTCCGCTTTCAGCGCAAATCAATCACTTTTGATGCAGCGCCAGAATCGGAATTACTGGTTTTACGTGACCGTATTGCTGTAGCGGATTACCGCAATGGCGTTCATCAAAGTGGTGATGTGGTGAAACAAGAGGGCTTAATTCTAACTCTAAGCCATGATGTAGATTTCATCGCTGGTAAGAGCTACGTGATTTATTTGCAAATGGGAGATGGTACCGTTGATCTACTTCCTATTACTGCCGGATCTGCTAAGAACAAAGTAGTTTTAGGACGGTTGCCCAACGGGGCTTTAAAACTAAGTCCAGATGATTTTATTAATACTATCTATACGGTTGTTAATGACGATACAAAGGACTCCTTACCTTACCTTGTCGCTAAGAAAGACCCAGTGGATAAGTTCTCAAATACGATTACTGCGGTGAATTATGATGTTCGGTATTACCTCAACGATAAAGATTTTATTGATGTACCAGTCGATGATTCTCCGATTTACATTCGATACGACCAGTTAGATATTAATCTGGCGCGGTTATATCAGATGCAAAGAGGTGACTTGCCAACCTCTGGAGAAATTAGCTTTATCGTTGAAGCCGGTGCTTTGGTTTCGAGCTCTAGTTCACTTCGACCAGAAACACGAATGGTGTATAAGTTCGACCACAATTCTAGTCCAGCAAAACAGGAGTTTATTGTACCTGCCGTCCAAGAACTGCCAGCGATTGATACAGGAGAGTTTCCTCCTGGTCTTACTGTAAATCTTACGATTAAAGGTTCAGTGGTTGGGCGTGGGGGCGATGGTGGTTTGCCACATTTGGCCTTTGGTGCATGGTCTAGTGATCCTGATTATAACTTTGCCAAAACACGCCGTGATGGGTTCCAAGGTGCACCGGGTTTAATGAACCGGCACGGTAAATTGAACCTGATTATTGACGGCGGAACACTTGCTCGAGGCGGCTCAGGAGGTGGCGCTACTCCAAGTGGTATCTACACTGAACTAACTTATGGAGTTCAAGGAGTACCGGGTGGAGCTGGTGCACCTTTTGGACGGGTTATGACAGGTCAGCCAATTTACAATGATACTCAGGACTGGCGTTGGTACTTTAATGGCTATTTTATGGTGGATAAGGTTACTGATGCAGAAGCTTTAGTATCTGGTAAAGGATACCGAACTCAAAACGACCGCTATGTATCACCTTTGTCAGGTGATGGAGGAGGCTGGGGTCAGCGTGGTACCAAGTCTTCAAACAGTGGTACTTCGAACTGGAATTACCATGGCACAACTGAAGGCCAGCCAGGAGCAGGCGGCACTGCAATTGTCGGAGTAGCGCCACTGACAACTAAATTGATTAATGGAGGAAAAATCTTACAAACCCTTTAATACTTTGAAAGAACTTAGAGCACCCAATTCGGGTGCTTTTTTTTGATTGGCCCAATGATGGATTGGACAACGTACAACTACCGCTTTCTAGCGGTTTTTCTATTTCTGGAGAAATAAATGGAACCAGTTTCCACAAGCGGTTTAACAGCATTATTAAAATTTTATGGCGCAGCAATTATGGTGACTTTAGCCGTCGCTTTAGTTGCAGCAGTTGTATTGATGACCCGGATGCCTCGCTCACCGCAAGAATGGGCAGTGGGCCTGATCTGTACAGTTGTATCAAGTTTAGCCGGTGGCTCATTTATTATCGTGAAGTGGGGGCTTCATGAATGGATTACAGATATTTGGGGGATGATGGCACTTGGAGGATTCTTCTTTGTTTGCGGTATTCCGGGTTGGGCTTTGGTCCGGTGGACATTTAACTTTATCAACAAACAGGAAGGTAAGACGATTATTGAAGTAATCAAAGAAGTTAAGAAAGCCAGAAGTGACATCGAAAACAGTTAATGCCGCCTTCGGGCGGTTTTGTTTAGAAGTACACGTATAAGAGAGAAATTACCTGTTGACAGTGAAAGCCTCTGGTTACTACTAAATCCTATTGACAACCAATATTATGAAATGACCACCACAGGGTGGTTTTTTTATTTTTACAGGCAGGAAAATTATGTGTGAAGAGTACGTCAATCAGCATAAACAATTTTTTAACAAAGTCAGCGGAAGTCCTTCCGCCTGATATTAAAAAAAGGATGGAGGTAAAGTTCATCTATTAATTTTATGGGAAGTAAGAAATGTACTTTATCCCAAAAAAGCAAAAACCCCAGTGCGCCAACACTGAGGTTTTTAATTCCACCCACCAATACAAGTAAGAGGAAAAATATATCTATATGGAGCATTTTAAACCAATAGTGGAGCTTATAAAAGTGTCTATTGAAAAGTACGGCTTATGGCAAACAATAGTTGCATTTATTCTATTGTTTTCCATCCCAATCTTAATGTGGAAGTTGGATGTAATAATTGCTTCTATAAAAGCATGAACCAACTTGAAAAAAACTGCGCCACCTACGGGTGGCTTTTTTACGTCAAAAGGAAAGTAAAATGAACATTGATCAATATCTTGAAGAACTTATTAATCGCGAAGGTGGTTATGTAAATAACCCTGCTGATCGTGGCGGTGCAACTAAGTACGGTATTACTGAAGCAGTAGCACGTACAAATGGTTTTAAAGGTAATATGAAAGATTTACCACTTGAAGTGGCCAAAGCAATTTACAAGAAGCAGTACTGGACAGCACCACGATTCGATCAATTAAATACTATCAGCTCAGCAGTAGCGGAAGAGCTTTTAGATACTGGTGTGAATTGTGGTACCGGTTTTGCAAAACCTCTTTTACAGCGTGCATTAAATCTATTGAACAACCAAGGCAAAACAGGGTGGCCAGATCTCTCCATCGATGGAATTTATGGCCCAGCTACTCTAAATGCTCTTAAAAATTATCTGTCAAAAAGAGGCAAAGAAGGCGAGAAGGTATTAGTTCGCGTGCTGAACATCATGCAAGGCCAACGTTACATCGAAATCTGTGAGCGCAATCCAAGCCAAGAACAATTCTTTTACGGTTGGATCGCTAATAGGGTTTCTTTATGAAAGCTTTAGTACTGCTGTGCATTCTGTTTTCAGGATGCACAGCTCATGCTATTAATAATAATGTGAGTGTTGGCATTTGCGTGAAAGTTCTCTAAGGAGAGCTTTTTATAAAAATTTTTAACTGTAAAAACCTAGTGCATAATTGTCCGTATTAATTTAACTAGCGATAACTTTTCTGGTAAATGGGTTAGGGATTTGATCTTTAGAATATTTTTGTTTGATCACAACAGTTCCTGCAATAAAGTCATGTATTGCACGTTTTCTTTTATTAAAAAGTAAAACTATGAACTCACTCCAGAACCATAATTGATTCAATAGGTTTATTAAACCATACCAAGTCGGTAACAATAGCATTATGTATTTTGCCCGATTCCCCCATCCTGCATTAAGATAAATATCTGGATCAGCCTGTTTTAAAGCAATGAGTTGAGCCGTAACTACAAAACAGGTAATGACAATTTCTACTGAAGATCTTAGTACAGCTTCTTTTAAGCCAATCTTATGACCATTAGGTAGAGTTATCTGGATACCTACTACCATTTTTCCTATAGTCGCACCAAATTTATAATGAAAAAAAATTATATAAGCATAATATAATGGGGCTAAGATTGTTGTTGTTAGTATGGCATTTAGCATTGAGATACTTTGAATGTAATAACTGATAAACATTACAGGTATAAATACAATTATATCAATAATTGCGGCACCTAGACGTTTCCAAAAACCAGCAAAAACCTTTTCACCGTTGATTTCGATAGGTAAAAATTCCAT